TGCCAATACTTCCGAATCCTTTGATGCTACGGATTATATGTGGCTCAAACCCAATACAACGTATTATGCAGAAGGCCCTTATATGGAGAACTTCTATGCTTTCTATAGCAGCAGTAAGACATTTGTCACAAGTCCTCCGTCCGATGTGACAGTGACTTACGAAAACGACAGAAACGGCAGACGAAGCAGAAAAGGAACAATCACGACAGGCGCAAACGGATATTATTTCCGAGCATCGATTGATGTTGATTGTCATTACACACCTTATGTGTCACTTGTTCCATTGGTGTAAGGGGGTGGTTGCATGATTTTATATGACGGAAACGATGTCAGCTATAGTACGGGTGCGTCACTCGCAGACAAGAAGGTGCTGATTATTGGGGATTCTATCAGTACAGACGCTTATGGCAATTATAAAAAGTGGGTGACAAATCTGATTGAAAATGGTTTCTTTGATGGTACAAAGGTGACCAACAGCAGTTACCATGCGACAGGATTTGTAGCGACCTATTCCGAAGGCGGTTCTGTCGTATCTGATACATTTAAAAACCGTCTGCAGGCTATATCTGGAAAATCCAGTTACGACCTTGTCATTACGTTCGGCGGAATCAATGACTATATACAGGGTATCGATTTTGATACGTTCAAGACAGCAGTAGACAGCTATTTTGAATACCTTGTAAAGAATTTTGTGCAGGCAAGGATTGTTGTCATCACGCCGCTCAGAACCTACAACGTTTATAAAAACACAGCAGGACATTTCCAGACAGAATATAGTGACTATATCAAGACCGTAGCAAAAAGCTATTGCCTGCCTGTTCTGAATTTGACAGAGGACAGCGGTTATTATCCCTTCGTGGATGAGTTTAAGCAGATGTGGACGCTCACACCAAGCGGATTCACAAATCCAGACGGTGTACATCCTACGGCAGAGTATTCCAAGAAATTTCTCGCTCCCTTAATCGCTGGATACCTGTCACAGATGATGTAAGGGGGTGAGCGCATGGCAGATTTAATTCGTGGCACGACACCGTCCTATATCGTGGATTTTGCGGGCAGCGGTGTTGATGTTGCCGACATTACAAAAGCAACACTGACAGCAAAATACAGGTGCGTTAAGACAGACTTATCAGACGGTCTTGTGCTTGACCCTGTTGAAAATGTTATCAGATACCATTTCACACAGGCAGAAACGCTTGCCTATCATGCAGGAGAAAAGGTGTATCTGGAAATGGATGTTGTTTCTGATGGTGAGCGTTACAGAGCATCGGAAAAGGTGCTGACGGTCAAAAACACTATGAAAGATGAGGTGATTTGATGGCACGGGACATTATCACCAAAGCACGATTAGAAGGCGGAGAAATCCGCACAAAAGCAAACATCGGAAACACTGTTTATGGCACAGAGGTACATAGCGTAAATGGCAAAGTAGGGCATGTTGTTCTGGACGCAGGGGATGTGGGAGCATTACCTTCAGATACTCCTATTCCTTCTCTTGACGGCTATGCGACCGAAGAGTGGGTAGGTGAACAGGGGTATGCAACTCTGGCTGACATTCCTACGGATGTAAGTGCTTTTGATAACGATGCCGGGTATTTGACGGAGCATCAGGATATAAGCGGTAAAGCGGACAAAGCAACCACGCTTGCAGGATACGGCATTGAAAACGCTTATACAAAGACAGAAGTCGATGCACTGGTCGATGGGCAGACTGCTCCTGTTTCATCTGTCAACGGCAAGACTGGTGCTGTCACGATCACAGCGCAGGAATTAGGTGCGCTGACAGAGCATCAGGATATTTCTGGTAAAGCAGATAAATCCGAAATCCCCACAAAGACTTCGGAACTGACTAACGATTCGGGTTTCCTGACACAGCATCAAGATTTGAGTTCTTATGCTCTTAAGTCTGAACTTCCCACAGTTCCTACAGATGTCAGCGCATTTACAAATGATGCAGGATACCTTACACAACATCAATCCCTTGCTGATTATGCACTGAAGAGCGACATTCCTACTGTCACCAATGATTTTACGGATGCTTACAAAGGCAAAGTTGATTCATTATGGGATGATTATCAAGATGCCATAACAGCTTTAGGTTAAGGGGGTGATGAAATGACAAAAGTATTGACTCCCAAGATTGAAGCACTGACGGCATATGCGAACGGAATAACCGGGAAAAGCGATACGACCTTATCTGATGCGGTGGCAAGTCTGGCTGATGGATATGGGCAAGGTGGTGGGTATTCGCCTGATGATATAGCAAGCGGAGCAGAGCCAAGTGGTGTCCTTGATATTACGGGCGTAAATTTTGTGCGTGATAATGCGTTCTATAGATGCCCAAATATTACAGAGGTCAAAGGAAAAACGTCAAAATTAACATCAAACTGTTTTGAGATTTGCACCGGGATTGAGAAAATCCATGTAGAGCTTACTGGTAATACCAGTGGCGGAGGCTACTATTTTAGAGGATGCACAAAATTAAAAACTGCTGTATTCCTGCAAAGTATTACATATGGTGAATATAGTGGAGCGTATGCAATATTTTATGGTTGTACCTCGTTGGAAGTTGCTGACTTGATGGCACAAAAATTAGGGACGGATACTTTTCGTAATGATCAAAAACTTAACACGTTAATTTTGCGCAATACTTCACAACGAACAGCATTTTATGGTGACCCGAAGTTTTCAACGACACCATTCAAAGAGAGCGGCACAGGTGGTACTTTGTACGTTCCACAGTCAATGATTTCGGTATATGAAGCGGACAGCGACTGGAGCAAGTTGCTTTCATATCCTAATAACCAAATCCTTCCAATCGAAGGCAGTATCTATGAAACGCAATACGCAGACGGAACACCTATCACAGTATAAGGGGTAAAAAATCATGTTATATCTTATCGTTTTAATCGTCACAAACACAGACGGCACTTACTCTTACTACACATACGATTTCCGCAGTTTTGCTACGGCACTTGTCAACTATGACCGTAAACAGGCTGAGACAACCGCAAATACGGCGGTAGCATACTACTCCATCAAGTTAATGGATGCGACAGGCAACATCCTCAAGAGCGAGGAACGTGACCTTACAAGTCTGAGGGAGCAGGACGCTTAACGAGGTGACAGAATGAGTAAGATTATCAAAGGTACGACACCAACGATCCTGCTCGATTTCTCTGTCTTCGAGCTGGACGTATACGACATCACAAAAATCTCCATGATACTAAAACACGGCGAGAAAGAATGGGACGTATCAGACCGCATCGACTTCAATCGTGGCGAGAAACAGGCTACTCTGCATTTTAGTCAGGAGCAGACATTTGCCTTGTCATCTTCTCACACAATCTATGTACAGGTCGATGTGCTGATGAGTGACGGTGAAGTATACAGGGTCGCAGAAGGTGAGTACAAGGTCGAATGGACATTAAGGAAAGAGGTGCTGAAAAATGAATGAGACAGTAATCCCCATGAGAATCGAAGGCGGTGAGATACAGGTCAAAGCGACTTTAGGGCAGACCGTCATCAAGGTTGTTGCCCCGGATGAGTATGTCGGGGATATCGAAGTCACACCGTCAGACCAGACGCAGGTGCTTGAGACAAAGGATAAGTTGGTGCGTGAGGACATCACGGTAAATCCTGCGCCTACCGAATACCTGTCTACCGACCACAATGGCACTTTTACACCGTCTGACGGCAAGGTAGGTTTTAATCAGGTGACCGTAGATGTCAATCCCGACCTGCGACCGCTATCCGTGAGTGAGAATGGGCAGTATAGTCCAGATGGGTTTGATGGGTATTCTGATGTCACCGTCGATGTTCCGTCAGAATGGGATATTAATACTCTTGCCGATGGAAGTATTATTTTTGGTGATGACGTTGTGCTTGATACCGCTACATCTATAAGGGACAATTTTTTCTTTGGTATCGCTTATAACATCAAAAGGTTTACAGCATTAGAAGCTGTTAATGTTGGTAACAGCAACTTCAATGGCACAAAGTATCAAATGAAAGAGATGAATCTGCCTAAATGTGAAAAAGTAGGTTTAAACGGAATTTCAAATTTAAGCAAACTCACAAAACTGTATGCACCAAAACTGAAAGAAACGGGAGAAAATGCTTTGCGAGGAAATCCATTACTTTCAGATTTTGAATTTTCGTCACTTGAAATCATCGGAAATGCTACTTTTGCGGATGACGTGTCTTTGCCCAATGAAATTGTCATGCCGAATGTAACAAAAATAGGCAGTAACGCATTTATCAGGCTTAACGGAAGTAGAACTTATAAGTTTGGGAAGAAAGCGACAAGTATCGCATCCAATGCGTTTAATCTTGCAGGTGCTACTGACATCTATGTGCCGTGGTCACAGGGGGAAGTCGCAAATGCTCCGTGGGGAGCAACAAACGCAACCATCCACTATGACACCATTTATGACGATGACTGGAACGTGATTTCATCGACCTAACAACCTCCGGCAATCCCAACATGCCGGGGATAAGCAAAGAGGACAGGCATTAATGACATTAGAGATTTTAACAGCCGTCATCATGTACATCGTGCCTATTGCACTATTCATTATCGGCACAAGATAGGAGACAGACATCAAAATCACAGGATACAACAGGACATCATAAGGGAGACAACAATCATGGACTTTTTAACATCATTAATTCTCAATCTCAGAACCGAAATTACCGAAGAAATCCACTATTCGCATGACTATTGGATTTTCCTGTTACCGCTTATTTTGATTGCCGCTGATGTGGTCAGCGGTTGGATACAGGCAACTATCAATTCAACGTGGGATTCCACGAAGATGCGAAAAGGTCTGTTCCGCAAAGGCGGCGAAATGCTCGTTGTCGTGGTGGCATGGCTTATCGGTATTGCCATTCCGCTTGATTTCAATATCGCCTTTTTCTTCAGCATTTACATCGTCCTGATGGAGACAGTTTCCGTCATTGAGAATCTGGATTTGGCAGGTATTCCGATGCCTGTCTGGATTATCAAAAGGCTGAAAAAGACCATGCAGGATATGACGGATGGACAGGATAAATAAATAATGATCATCGGGAGTCGGGGAACCGGCTCCCTTTTTAATTTGGAGGATATATGAAAGAGCAATACTGTTTCATCGACATCTCCGAACACAATAAAATCAAGGATTGGGATGCTCTCAAGAAGTCTGGCAACATCGTTGTCAATCGAATTGGATACCGAGGAAGCATCAAAGGAAAAGCTGCATACAAGAAAATCGTGTTCGATGCCAAGTTTCACGAACATCTGGAAGGATGCAGAAAGCACGACATCCCCTACGGAATCTACTTCTTCCCAACAGCAATCACTGAGGAAGAGGCACGACTTGAGGGTGATTGGATTGTTCGGCAGATAAAAGATTTGAATCTGGAACTCTGCCTTCCTGTTTTTTTGGATTCCGAACTTGTCAGCGATGGCAAAGGCCGTGCAGATAAGTTATCCAAAAAGGCAAGGACATTCTTCCTCAATGTCACTCTGCAAGTGCTGAAAGACAATGGCATCCCCTATGGAGTCTACGCAAGCACATCTTGGTTTAGTGACAAACTCTTCGATTCACTCCTCATCAAAGGCACACAGCGATGGATTGCCCAATACAATTCCAAATGCACGTATGGCGGAGAATACATCGCTTGGCAGTATACATCAAAAGCGAAAGTCCCCGGTGTGTACAAAGCAGACGGAGTTACACAGGAATGTGACAGATCGTATTGCTATGCCGAGTTGGGAGAGAGTTGGGGAGCAGTTGGGGAAGAGTTGGGAGAGGAGGAAACCGCAGTGACAGAATGCGACACATCCCAGAGACAGGCTGTCATCGACACATTCGTTCAATGGGAAGGTTATTCCGAGTCGAATGGTAAATACAAAGAGATTCTTAAAATCTACAACGACTATCTTCCGACAGCCGTCAAAGAGCATGGCACTGTCAACTACAAGATGCAGAATTCCGACAGTTGGTGCGCCTGTGCAGCTTCATCCGCATACATCAAAGCAGGACTTGGGAGATTCTTCCCTGTCGAATGCTCATGCCCCAGGATGATTACCATTGCCAAGAAAATGGGTATCTGGGTCGAAGATGATTCTTTCATCCCTTCTCCTGCGGATGCTGTCCTCTATGATTGGGGTGACTCAGGAAGCGGAGACAACAAAGGCACTCCCGATCACATCGGCCTTGTCGTTTCTGTTGTCGGAGGAAAAATGACCATCATCGAAGGCAACAAGAATGACAGAGTCGAGTACCGCACTCTTCCTGTCAATGGTCGTTACATCAGAGGGTTCGTTCATCCCAACATCACTGGAACTGTCAAGAAAGAGGAAGTTAAGACTCCTTCCAAGATGACCAAATTCGTGGGGAGAGTCACTGCTTCTTCTTTGAATGTTCGCACATGGGCAGGAACAGAAAACGACACCTGTTCTTTCTCCCCTCTTCCAAGAGGTACGAAAGTCGATGTGTGCGACTCTGTCGGCGCAAGTGATGGAAGCGAATGGTATTACATTCGCTATGGTGGGAGATATGGTTTCGTAGCTGCGACATACATCAAAGAGGTGTGACGATGAGCAGAGTGAGAGTGTACATACCTGGATTCGATATTCCCAAAGACAGCGGAGTCAAATATGGTGACTATACTGTGTTCTATGACGAGGTGGGGAATGCACTGATTGTGGATGCAGGACAACGTCCTGCTTCTGCTGTCCTCCGCACATGGATCAAAAAGCAGAAATTCAACAGAATCTGGATGGTCGCAACACATCCCCACACAGACCATGTCAACGGAGTCATTGACTCGATCAATGACTCTGGCATCAAGGTTGAGAAAGTGTGGATGACCAAGTACGACTCCATGAAGCACTACACAGATTCCCAGTATCGTTCGAAACAATGGTATTCTCTCCTGTGCCGGATGTACAACAACTGCGCCAAGGGTCTGCACGACCTCTGTGTCCGCAAAGGAATCCAAGTAGGATGGCTGTCCACAGGAACGCACATCCGAATTGGTGATATTCACTGCAAGGTTCTCTGGCAAGGGTCGTACAAGGTTCCTGACTCAGATGACCAGGCTGGCATGTATATCAACAACTTTTCTCCTCTGCTTCTTTTCGATTTCGGCTACTTTGTGGCAGGAGACAACATGCTTGGATGCGCCTCTGCAAGGAACTGTCTTAAAAAAGTCATCATGGCGCAGATTCCTCATCATGGGAATTATGTCGATAAGGTTGCATTCGAAAAGCTCTCTCCGAAAGCAGCACTCTACAATTACGGCGAAAAGAATGGGACGATAGGGAAAGACAAGGGATTCACTTCGTGGACGATTCCTGTTGTCCAGAAGTTGGGCGCAGACATTTGGAACAACTTCACTGACGGAGCAATCTGCATGACTTTCACAGAGTCGTATGTTGTGGTCTGCGGTGACCGAAAGGACAGGACAAAGTCGTACAATCTCGACTCCTACAAAAATTGGTCGAGATCGAATACCGAGTTAGCCTGTGAGGTCATGCTCTGTATGCACGGAAACGGAGATGCCAGAAAAAATGCACTTGGCACTCGTTACTCAGCTGTGCAGGAGATTGTCGGTGCTTTCGTGGAAGACAGAGATTTGCTCATCGACTCCCTTGCGGATTACGTCATTCGTGGACTCGCAGGAAATGGAGATGAGAGGAAACGAATCCTTGGAGGCTACTACTTAGAAACACAGGCCAGAGTGAATGAGAGGTTTTCATAATGGGAAAAATCATTTGTCCGAGATTCTCCATTGATTGGGGTTCGATGATGCTCGTTGAGTCCCAGGGAGAATATCTCCTGATTGACACATACTCCTATGGTGACAAAAGAGCGAGACAGGTCATTTCCGACATAGTCAGAAACGAAAGGATTTCTCTTATCCATACTCATGGGCATCGTGACCACAACGGAGACACTGATTGGTATCTGGGGAAAGCCAAACACTATTACTGCTCTGCCTACGATCCGTATCAGGAATCCAATAAGGACAAGGACAGACATCTCTCAATCCTGTCCAAATGCTCCTCAAAAGGCATCCCAGTGACCAAGCTGCGGACAGGTTCGTCCTTCGTTGTCGGAGGAGCAAAAGTCACTTGCATGTTTGCAGGAAACCAGAATTCCAACAATGCCAAATCTCTCTGCCTCCTCATCGAGATGGATGGATGCAAAATTCTCAATCTGGGAGATGCAACGGAATGGACTCTGAAACAACTTGTTCTGCAAGGATATGATTTGAGTGATATCGACATCTGGATGTTCAATCATCATGGGGTTCCCGAAAACAATCCTCAATGGTGGATTTCGAAGATTGCTCCTACGTTTGCGATTTCCAATTGCTGTGGGGAATCGAAGAATACCTACAAGAGTTGGGCGAAAGATGTGTATGCCAGATGCGAGAATTCTGAGGTCAACTGCTTCTCGACTCAATTCAATGGTGACCTGGAATTCGAATGTGTCGGCGGAATGGTATTCCCTTCGGCGGAGCGAAACACGACCACAGCCACACGAAACGGAAGGACATCTGTGTTCAATGCCTCTGCCAAAAAATACTGGAGAGGCAACCTTTCCAGAAAGAACCGCCTTCCCAGAGACTTGGCTGTCGAAGTCATGCTCCAACAGTGGGGACATGGTGACGAGAGAGTCGGGAAGATTCGAAACGCAGGATACTCTCCCGAAGAGGTTCAAGCATTCGTTAATCTATTTGTGAATGATGACATTGAATTCTGTTGGGCATTGGGTGATTATATCTGGAGGGGATTCGCCGGATCTGGACAGCAACGAAAGAATGTCCTTGCTCTCTCAGGAGAATACGACTATTATGACAAAGCGCAGATATATGTGAAATGGATTGATGGCCTCGCACAGAGAGTCATGAGAGGAGAGTTCGGCATAGGTCCCGACAGAGTCGAGAATTTGGAAAAGGAAGGATACCGAGCATATCCCATCCAGAACAGAGTCAATCAAATCCTTGGCAGTTCTGCGAGAAGTTGAATAGGAGAAACACACCTGACAGCTGTCAAAGTGTTTCACATAAAAAAGCCTTCGGCAAAAACCGAAGGCTTTTTTTAATGCTCAAAATGTGGAGTATTCGATAATTGAATCATGCTCTACGAATTCTCCATCTTCATCGTAGATGTTTTCCTCTACGCTATATTCTGTCACTGCGTAATATCTCATCCCGTGAGAGGAGAGTTCTCTGTAAGAGGAGTGGAGTTTTGCGAGAGCTGCGAGGGCATCTTCTCTTGTATCGAACTGCTCGATCACTTCTGGATACTCATCATCGAAAGTGCATCCTTCCTTGATGTCCTTCTCCTTCCTCACTTCCACGCTTGCCTTGATGAGGTCGTACTTGGTGATTCTCTCAGGTTCGATGGCTGCCATGTCCTTCACAATGAGGGATTTGATGTAGGCTTGCATGTTGTCCTGACTCTCCAGATGCTTCAGAATTTTCTCCTCTGTCTCCATGTTGAATTTGACCATTACCTGTCGAATCTTCTTGTTGTACCTTCTCTGGGATTCCTTCAGTGCCTCTGTTCTTGCCATGTCATGCCTCCTTCTCTCTGACTTCCTCTACCTGTTCCATTAATTCCTCAACAGGTTTTTCCCATTCGCCGGACAGCCATATGATCTGTTCCATATCTACGATTTCATCACCATCATCGTAGATGCCCCAATCTGCGTAAAACTCAGGTAATACTCTATATAATGTGTTTGCCATGTCATGCTCCTTTCACGATCTGTCTAAGATGGTTGATGTAGTATTCCTCCTTGTAGGCCAGTGCCTTCAGATGGTATATCACTTCTCTGTAATCTGTGTACTTCGATACCAGTTTCTTGTGGTCTTTCGGATAGGGAGAAATCTCTCCGTATCTTTCAACCTGGATGTATGTGCGATACTTGAAATAGATTCTGTATTCACCATCCGCATCGTAGATCAGGAAGATTCCTCCGATGTGTGGCATGTTCATTTCTCCGATTTTCCTCATGTCATTCTCCTCTCTTTCTGATGTTGTCTCTGATGTAATCGGTTGCCTCGTCTGCGAGTCTCTGGCAGACATCCATGAACTGCTCGTTCTCCTTTGTTTCGAACTCCTCGTAGAGTCTGGAAGGGTCTTCATCGTCTGCCCATTCCTCGATGTCTGCTTCTGCTGTGAAGGACTCGTCCGCCTCGTAATAGCTTGATACGATCTCTCCGTCATCGGTGATATGGAGATAGTAGAGTACCTTGCTGTTGTCTGTGGGGTCTTGCTCAAAAGCAGTGGAATCGCTGTTGATGATTGCCTCCGCAACCTCCTCTGCTGTGAATTCCTTTGCGTTCTCCAGAAGATGCTCGATGCTCTGCTCCCAGACTTCGTTCCACACATCCCAGATTTCCTTCTCTGTCAGGTTGGCTGTGTATTCCTCTCCAATCCGTTCGAAGAATGTCTCTTTGAGTCCCTTCGCTTCCTCGTCTGTCCATCCCAGAGCAATCAGTTCTCTGAGGTCTTCTGCCAGTTCCATCTGAAGTCTTTCTTTATTCATGTCCTTCTCCTTTGTGGTATTGTTTGCTGTTCCTTATGCTTCTATTATACGTTAACCTATAAGATATGTCAATAGGTTAAACAGCGGAAAGCGATATTTTTCGAATCCTGGAATCTTGTCAATGGGGATACAATGGGGATATTCTGGGGATTCAATGGAGTTGGGGGAGAGTTGGGGGAGAGTTGGGATGGGAGGCATCAGCCTCCCTTCTCTCACTTTGTGGTAATGACCAAGTCCCCTCCGCTGATGGTGAACATCTTGACCTCTTTGTCGAGAATCGTTTCCGCATCATCCAGAAGCAACACTTCCAGTTTCTCATCGGTGATTCTCTCATCGTTAATCCTGATAAAAGAGAATACGGATTCTCTGTGATACACACTGAGCAAGTTGACTACTTTCATTTCTGTCTCCTTTCCTCCATAACCTGTCCGATCAGTTCCGACAGGTCTTCTCCAGTTTCTTCATAAAGCGCATCGATGAGGAAATCCTCCAGGGCATCTTCGCTTTCGAACGTTCCGTCATCTGTTGCCTCGATGTAGGCTTTTACATATTCTTTCATGTCATTCCTCCTCATATTCCAGAAGAAAATCTACCTGTTCGGTGATGGAATCGATTACCACATTGTAGAGCAATGTATTGAGAACCAGAGTCTTCGCCAGTTTCTTGGTGATACCTTTGTTCAATGCGATCTCATCCGCAATCTCCTTAATCACTTCGTTTACCTTTACGTCATATAATGTCATCATGTTTTTTCTCCTTTCTTTTGGTGGAGGCCTCCCAATCAGGAAGGCCTCCTGTGTGTATGTCAGATAATCCCCATCTGGTACGCACTCTCGTAAGTGCGTTCCTCGTATGTCCAGATGCCTTCAGCATCTCTCCCAAGGGAGATAACCGTGTGCATCTCTCCATACTGAGGGATGTCTGCCCATGCCTCAAAATTGATTGAGACAAGTGCCGGATTCTGGAACTCCTCCTTGATGGAGAGGAGAACCTCCTTTGTGTCGGAGAGGAATCCGAAACCTCCATCTCCTCCGAAGGAGATGTGACGGTTGATGATGAAGTTGGCAAGGGATGAAGTTGAAGCGAAAGTCATGGAAGACTCCTTTCTGCAGCTGTGCTGCTATGAGATTGTGAAGGGGACTCCTCTGGGGAATCCCCATGTGTATCATTCTCTTTCAATCACACAGATGTATGTGTAGTCTTCGCTGTCATCGAAGTGTACTGCGAATGCCCAATCGTTGTTTCTTGTTCCATCTCCATTGAGATTGTCACTGTAGAAACCAACATTGTTCTCAAGCATCCATTCAAGGACTTCTCTCCAATGCTCAAGATCGGGATTTACCTTGAAGAATCTGTCGATTGCTTTCTGTCCGTGAAATCTTCTGTATTCCTTCCATGCTTCAACTCTCTTTGTCATCTCTGTCCCTCCTCTATGTTGTTTCCTTGCTCCTTATGTACTCATTATACGTTAACCTATATAAAAAGTCAATAGGTTAACTTAAAAAAGATGAGGAAATTTGAAAATATTTATAGAAGGAACAGGAATGGAATTAGTCAGAATTGTGGGGAGGGATTCATAAGTCCCCACAGAGATGACTAAAACCTCCAATAGATGGTGATGTCTCCTTTCTCTCTGCCAAGCACAATCTTCTCGATCAAGTCGTTGCAGAGCATTCTTTTCTGCTCCAGAGTCGCATCTTCCAGAGAAAGGTCCTTGAGTCTCTTCTTCACTTCCTCTTTCGTCAGATATCCGTCAGGATGCTTCTCACTCTGGTATCTCTCTATCTCTCTGCGGAGTCTGTCTCTCTGATCGTAGAGTGGTTTTATCTGTTCCGAGAGGTCTTCAAGGTCGATTTCGACATCAGAGGCATACAGTGTGAGGAGTCTGGATATCTTCCTCTCTGTCGAGGAAAGTTCTTTCTGCATCGAGGGAATTGGGTTCGGTTTCTCCTCATGCCCTTCGGAGATAATCTGTTCCAGGTATCCCTCTTCGAATTTGAGACTCTCAATTTCTCCCAGAATGATGCTGTCCAGTTCCTCGACTCTGTAATTCGGATTTTTGCATCCTTTCATTCGGCTCATGTGCGTGTTGCCATCTCGTGAATAGCACTTGTAATAGTAGTATCCAGTTTTTGCCTTCTTGTACCTTCCGTCCGGCATCCTTTCATAATGCACTCCTCCGTGCGTGAAATACCTTGCGCCACAGTTTCCGCAGAAACACAGGCCAGATAGCATGTAACGTCCTTGGAATGGGGAACGATATCTGCGGTCATTCTTATCCGCCAATTCCTTGTACATGTCCTGCGCTTTCTGGAAGGTTTCATCATCTATGATAGGTTCATGGAGTCCGTCATAGACATTGTCTTTGTACCGAATCTTCCCGATGTAGATGGGATTCCTGATAATTTTTGATATCATGTGGGGGTCTGTGTATCCCACATGGGTATTTGCATATCGCTCTTTCATGTAGGAGCAGATTGAGCGCAGTGACTTCCCCTGCAGGAAGAGGTCGAAGATGGTGCGGATCTGGAGTGCCTCATATTCATTGATGACCAAACTGCCGTCAACAAAATCATATCCTGTCGGTCTGTTTGCTCCTCCTCTCCATCTGCCTGACTTGGCTCGTCCTACTCTGCCCATCTCCATTCTCTCTTTGATTTGGTCACGTTCCAATTGTGCGAATGCAGCCATAATCCCAATCATTGCCATCCCCAGGGGAGTTGCAGTATCCAGATTCTGTGTCTCTGCGACAAAAGCTATGTTCAGTGGTTTGAAGACATCTTCGATGAGATACAGAGTATCTTTCTGACTCCTTGACAGCCTGTCCAACTTCCAAACCAAAACTGTGTCCACAGTGCCTTTTCGGCAAGCAGACAGCATGGATTGGAGTCCAGGTCTGTCCATCGTTCCTCCAGAAAAAGCTGGGTCTTCATATGTCTTCACGACTATCCAATCTTTCAGCTTACAGTACGTTTTGAGTCTGTCTTTCTGTTCTCCGATGGAATATCCTTTGACTTGCTCCTCTCCTGATACCCTCACATAGATTGCTACTCTCCTTTTCATCTGGCATTCCTTCCTTTCTCATCGAAAGGTGATATAATGCAATTGGAGTTTTTCATGTAAATTCACCTTTCGGAAAGAATCCCCATCTGGAACTGCAATCCAGATGGGGATTTCTTTTTGTCTATAACTTTCCTCTGATTTCTACGACTCTTCCGATGATCCTGACAGGGATGTCCTGCGTGTCGGAAGTTGAGAAGTACATAGGAGCATACATGGGATTGTTCGATACCAGAGCAATCCCATCTTTGTACACTTTCAGTTTCTTGCATACCGCATCATTCCCATTGACAAGCGCAATCACTGTCTGCCCATCGTCAGCTGTCGATTGTTTCCGAACGATGACCACATCTCCTTCCTCAATACGAGGCTGCATGGAGTCTCCTCTGATTCGGAGTCCATAGTAGTCACCGAGTTCTGTCCATTTCTCAGGAATCTCCTCACGATCCACAATCTCCTCAGATGCCTCCAGAGGAATGCCAGCTGCGACTCTGGCATACACAGGAATGGAGACAGACCTCATTCTCTTCAGCAATCTGGCATCAAAGAGGAGGTCATCCCTTTCGCATCCAAAATACTTGCACATGATATCTATCTTATCCATCTTCGGCATTCTCGTCCCATTTACCCATGCGGAGACAGTGCCTTTCTTCCATCCAAGGTCGTTGCACATATCCTGCTGAGTCTTATCTTTCTCAATCAACTTTTTGAGAATGTTCCTTCCTATTGTTTTCGCCAATTCAGCATCTCTTACATTGCTCATGATGCACCTCCTCTCTTAATTAAATCATACCACATTTTTTTAAAAAAATGTCTACTTTTTCGTCAAATAGTATTGACAGTCTACTAAAAAGTAGATTATAATGATTATGTTGTTGGAGCAGAAAACACACGATTCAATACATTTGAAAGGAGGATATTTAATGCAGAGATTGATTTCTCTTGCCGGGGCAAGGAAATCCGCAGGGCTTACACAGGAAACGATGGCAGAAAAACTGGGAGTTCACCGCACTCGTGTGAATGCCTGGGAAAATGGCAAGGCAACCATGAAACCTGCCTACCTGATCGCATGGGCATCCATTACTGGATTCGATGTGAAGGATATTTTTTTGCCCTCTGAGTCTACGGAAAAGCAGACGGAAAGCGATGAAGCTACGTCAAAGTGAACCGAGAAAGGTGACGAGATGAAAATCAAGATAACTCATGTCATGGCAGATGGAAGCATCCGAGATTCTGTGAAAGGAGTCCCTGTCCCAGAGTCTCTGGATACGACCTACAAGGTCATGGCAGAAATCATTAGGAAGGAGGAGAAATGAAAAAGACAATCGCTGCTTTTGTCAGCGGACTTGCAGGAGGCATTGGAACACACATGCTCCTCAAGACAGACCTGATGTATGCCAGAGGGGTTTCGGTGATTGGAGGAGAGATTTTCTTCGAGATCGCAAACGGAATCCTGGCATTCTATCTGGTTTACGAGATTCTGTACATGATCGAAGACATTCTGATCAGAGCAGAAAGAAAGAGACACCGCAGACTTCGCAGACAGATGAAGAGATAAAAAAAGAGTACATTCGGGAAGAAACCCGAAAGGCACTCACAAGGACAATCAAATTTTATCAAATCTTTATCTCATCTGCAACATACCACAAAGGAGAGAAGCATGGATATCGGATTCAGAGTCGATATGCCGGAAGATGTCCGGAGGCTGTTGGATTTGCTCCACACGACCTTCAGAGGAATGGTGGATGTTGTCAACACAAACGAGATTGACCATCTCGATATCACCATCTGGGCCGATGGCAAGTCAAGGACAACCATCGAAAAAGGCAGATATATCTATGAGAAATTCACAAACCCCTATAACGGAACATACATCACATCCGAAGCGAAAGTGAGGAAAACATATGGAGAAACTGACAAGGATTCAGGCGGAACTGAAAGCACCGAAGAAACAGTATAACTCCTTCGGTAAATACAATTACCGAAGCTGCGAAGACATCCTGGATGCGCTGAAACCTCTGCTCGACAGATACAACGCATCGGTCATCATTTCCGATGACATCGTTCTGGTAGGAACAAGGTTCTATGTAAAGGCAACTGCCACATTCATCGACAACGAGACAGGACAGCAGAAGTCAGCAACAGCATTCGCCAGAGAACCTGAGACAAAAAAAGGCATGGACGAGTCCCAGATCACTGGCACAGCATCTTCTTACGCAAGGAAATACTGCTTGAATGGACTCTTCCTCATCGATGACACAAAGGATGCCGACACGGACGAAAACCGCAATGAACGTGAAGGCAGACAGCAGAAGCAGCCGAAACAGCAGAAGTCCCAGAAACCGCAGGAGAAGGAATTCGATCCTAACGAGGTTTCCGAGAAACAGGCAAAACTCAATGCCGTCAGGTCCCTTTGCAAACAGGGCAAGATCAGCGAACAGGCAATCATCAACGTGTTCCGGCAGAAGAAACCGAACCTTCAGAGCATTGATGAACTGGCAGAGAACCAGTTGCTCTGGATTCTCAAAGAAGATAACTGGGTATATCTGAAATGAAGACCAGAGGAGAACTCACAGGTCTGTCGATGGATTACATGAGCAGAAAAGCGATAGTGACATTCACTGTTTCGTCCGATCCGGCAGACATCGAATCCTACAAGGGTAAAGACCTCGACATCGAATTCAAAATCCACAAGGAAAAGCGGAGTCTCAATGCAAATGCATACTTCCATGTCTTGTGCGGAAAGATGGCAGTGAAAGTCGGGAGGTCGATGTCGTATGTGAAGAACAGCATGATCTCCTCATACGGACAGGTCCTTATCTTGAACGATGAGCAGATGGTCATGAAATCCAACATTCCTCCAGAAACGATGGAGGAGCAGGAGATTCTCCACACGAAACTCGCCAAGGTTGGGACAGAACCGAAAACCTACTTCTATCGCATCTATCGTGGGTCATCTACTTACAACACGGAAGAGATGTCAAAACTCATTGACGGAACTGTCATGGAAGCAAAGCAGTTAGGAATCGAAACCATGACACCTGACCAAATGAAAAGGATGTTGGCATCCTGGGAGGCATATGAAAACAAGCATCATCGCAAAACCTGACAATCTCTGCTACTTCTGTGCGAGATACGGAAATCTGGAAAAGCATCACTGCATTCATGGCACAGCAAATCGCAGACTCGCAGACGAAGATGGCCTGTTCGTATGGCTGTGCCACAGATGTCACATGCAGCTCCATGACAAAGGAATCGGAGACAAGGGACTCCAGATCGTGGCAGAGAAGGCATGGATGTCCTATTACGGAAAGACCGAAGAGGACTTCATTAAGCGATACGGAAAGAATTACATTTTGGAGTAAAGGAGGAAAATGGCAGAAAAAAGAATGTTCAGCAAGAGGGTGATAGACACAGACGAGTTTCTGGATATGCCAGCTACGGCGCAAATGCTCTATTTCCATCTTGCCATGAACGCAGACGATGACGGATTTGTCGGAAAACCGAAGACAATCATGAGGATGTGCAGAGCATCCGAGGATGACCTCACTGTACTTAAAGGAAAGCAGTTCGTCATATCCTTTGACACTGGAGTGATCGTTATCCGGCACTGGAGAATACACAACATCATCCGCAAGGACATGTATCATCCGACCATATACGAGAAAGAGAAGGAAATGCTCTCTCTTGATAAGTCAGATGCTTACTCGCTTGAGCATCATCAAGACGAGTCCGTTACGAGTCCGTTACAGGTACGTAACGAGTCCGTAACGAGGCCGTTACGAGTGCGTGACGAGTCCGTCACGAGTCCGTTACAGGTACGTAACGTAGATAAGAATAGTATAGAAAAGGTTAGAGAAGACAAGGTTAGGGAAGATAAGAAAAGAAAAGACAAGGGTAGAGAAGACAAGACAAGAAAAGAAGACCTCTTCGAAACCCTCCTTCCCTCCTATCAAATCTCTGAACCTCTGGCAGACAAGATTCGGGAATACCTTAGATACCGAAAACAACAGCACAGGTTCACATTCCAGGAAGTGAGTCTCACCGCATTCCTCAAGAAAGCGGAGAAGGCGGAACAGCAATACGGATCGTCAGCTGTGATGGGGTGCTTCGACAAAACGATATCGAATGGATGGAAGGGAGTATTCTACGAATCTCTTCCCAAACCAGACAAACCGAAAGGAAGGAATTTCCTGCAAGAGTTGGAGGAAAGGTACGGACGAAATGAAGAAGGCGGAGACAGTTAGGTGCATTCAGTATCTGGACGCTGCTTATCCCAATGCCTACAAGCGTTTCACGATGGAGAAGTTCGAAAATCTCGTTGCTGTCTGGTTCAATACCTTCTCTGAATATCCTGTCGAGATGGTGATGGTGGGAATCCAAGGATATATCTCAACAGATACCAGTGGATTTCCTCCTTCACCTGGACAGGTCATCAAGGTGATTCAAGACCTCACCGAGCAGAAGGAAACCAACAGCATGGAAGCATGGGCAATCGTCAAAAGGGCAGTGAACTCTCCCAGAGACAGATTAGAGGAGACTTTCAAGTCCCTTCCTCCGCTGATCCAGAAGGTTGTCGGTGGTCACCAACAGCTTTTGGCATGGGGGAATGTCGGAGAAGACGAATTCGAAACAGTAATCCAGAGCAATTTCATGAGGACATACGAAACAGAAAAGAAGAGACAGAAGCAGCTTCAGATGATTCCAGAGAGAATCAGAAGAATGATACCAGAAGGGAGAACAAATGAACGAATTGATGATAGTAGTCGAGGATTTGAAATTCCCGACAATCAAATGGAATCGGGAGGAGATGGAGGCGCAGATTGCTGAGTTCCGCAAGGGATATGCAGATGCCATCATCCAGAACGATGAAGACTACAAAGCAGCGAAGAAAGACCGGGCAGAAATCAATGCTGTTCTGAAGAAAATCAGCGATCAGCGCATCCAGGTCAAAAAGGCCGTGATGAAACCTTACGAAATCTTCGAAGCGGAACTCAAGAATGCTCAAAGTGATCTGGAAGACATCCAGAAGAAAATCGCCTCGACCATCAAGGGGTACGAAGATGAGCAGAGTGAGAAAAAGCTGAACTGGATAAAGGATGTCTTTGCCAAAGCAATCGAGGGCAAGGACATGGACTTCCTCACTCTGGAGAGGATTTTCGACAAGAAATGGATGAACAAGTCATCCAAAGAGGAAGACATCGAGAAGGCAATCAATGCCAGAGTCGAAACCATCAGAAACAACCTCCTGTGGATCGCAGAGGTGGAGGATTCGACCATCAGGGCAACAGCCAGAAAGCAGTACGAAGACACATTAGAATTCGGCGCAATCGTCCGGCTCGTGGCAGACATCAAGCGCAGGAAGGAAGAGGAAGACAAGAAAGCACAGGAAGCGAAAGAAGAGTCGAGGCAGAACGATTTAGAGGCACTCAGAAACCGCCTCAGTTCGCCGACAGAGACTTCTTCTACTCCTCCGAGTGTATCTGTCCCAGACAGTGACGAAAATGCCTCAGAAACCGAAATTCAGCGATATTTTTCCGCATTCTGCGTGAGAGGAACAGCAGAGCAGATTATGAGACTCAGGGAGACAGCTGCGGAGATTGGTCTGAAAATCACTCCTCTGAGGAGCATGGACACCGAGTACGGCAGAGTTTATGTGGAGGCGAAGAATGGATAACAGGACTCTTAAGATTTTGGAAGCAAATGTCTCTCAGGCAATCGATGATGTTACGGATCTGAAGAACAGCATCAGCGATTACATGTCCGTCATGAACAAGGTGACGGACGAGCAGTACATCTATGAACAGTTCGGCGGAGTTGAGGAGAACTTATCAGAGGCAATCTGGTATCTGGAGAAAGCAAAGAAATTTCTGAAGAACACGGAGGCGAAATCATGAAGAAACTGATTGCATTTCTGGCATTATTAACAATCCTTGCGATTCTGGTAGTTCCGGCACATGCCAGTGAGACACAGGCAGAAGACCCATACATCTGGGTGCAGGAAGGGGACAACACTTTCTGCTACATCGACAATGACCGATGGTCTGAATTGGACATGCTCACAGGATGGCATGAAATCGGCGGAGAAATGTACTTCTTCCATGATGACGGACGGATGGCGAAGAACGAATGGATCGCAGCTAACGATGCAAGATTCTATTTCGATGCTTATGGGCATCTTGAGAAATGGGAGGTGGAGTGATGAAGCGGAAACATCATTCTTTCGAAGAGTTCCTGGAATATGTCATCGGAGTGACGATGGAGCATTACAAGTACCAGTACGATGTCGAAACCAGAAGGGAGGTGAGAGAGGAGTATCGGTATTACTGTAAGCATCAATCGGATTATGACGGATATTTCTGGAGGAACGCATGAAAAAAGCAGTGAAGCTGGCACTCCTCTTCCTTGCCATCATGCTCACGGCCTGTCCTGTCTATGCGGATAACGCAAAACGAGGGAAGAAACAGAAAACCAAAGAGGAGATAGAGATCGAGAAAGCGGAGAACGAGAAGAAATACAAAATGTTCGATTCGAACGGAGTCCGCATCAACCTCTTTTTCAAACATGGGAAGTTTTCGAAAAACCCTTCCGCAGAAGTGCAGAAGAAAGCACAGACAGTTTCCTCTGATACGAATTATCTGATTGTCGCAGACCTCAGATATGGAAAGATGTGTTTGTTCGCATACAAAGGACGGAAAGGGAATCGGAAACTCGTCAAATGTGCGCCTTGCTCAAGCGCAGCTAATATCCCAGGTACGAAAACGACACGGACACCATCAGGATCGCACAAGATTGGATGGAAGACAGACAGACTTGTCTATCGAAACAAGGAAGGGAAGCGATGGCAGTATTGGAGCTGCTCCATGACATGGGAAGGATGGGGAATTCATAGCCTCACTTATCACATGTCTGCCAGATATCGATACGACAGGGTCTACCTTCTTGGAGGCAAACTTGGCGCACACAATTCTCCTGCTTGTATCCGCACCGAGAACAAAATGGCAGATTGGGTATACAGAAATTGTGTGAGAGGAACGGTAATTTACGTAATTAGGTAAGGAGAGAAGAAAGGTGAGAAAACCAAGAAATGACAGATACAGAGACACGCAATCACAGGACGGCACTTTTTCATGCAGTATTAAGCCGGATGTGAATATCTTTCTGGATTTCTTCTGTAAGCAGTGCAACTACAACAAGACGGCATATGTCAACAAGGCCGTAATGAGACAGCTTCAGCAGGACATGAAAGACACCAAGGTTGAGATTTCCATGCAGGATTTGTTCGACATTAAGAACAGCGTAGAGGAATCTGCGTCTGGAGAGGTGTACGAACAGATCGCATTCGGCAAGAGCATCTGACGGAGGTGACCATGTACAAAGTCATAACTGAATTTGATGAATTCGATGTGACAGTTGAAGTTGGCAGATATTTCTACGGAGACAACATTGCCTTGAAACTGTTCACAGAAAACGATGGAATCAGAGAACTATTTGCGATAATCACTGTCAACCTCGCAGACTATGGAATCCTGGGACAGAACAAAGCGTTTATCGACACCAATAATTGTCCGTGGGCAGAGGATTTCCTTAAGGAAAATGGTCTGGGAGAACCGACAGGAGGATACGGAACAAGCGGATATTGCAGATATCCTCTCTACGACATTTTCGTCAACAAAATCAAAGGAGAAGAATGATGGAAAAAATCAGGAGGAAGATGGACCTGGAGTCAGCAATCTATCTTGTTGACAAAGCAAAGAATGACCGTTCTGTGTTCCCTTTGGAATTCACAGAGTGTGAACACTGCGGAGCAGATTATATTGCGGATCTGGGACACGATTGCAATGGGAAAACAATCGAACTGGAGTGGACACGTAAAGACGAAGGAAAAGAGTGATGGGCAAATGGAAGTTTATGGAGACAGACGGCAGACCCACAGAGAAGGGTGTTTACTGGGTCGTGCTTCTCTACGATGAGTATCTGGGAAAAGAGAAGTCTGGCAGGAAGATTGCAGAGATCGATACAAGATTCCTGGGTGATGCAGAGGATTTCTCCATGTGGAAGATGACGGACGAACCGCAGACAGGACTTGCCTGGATGGAGGAAATCGGAAGTCACTTCGAAGAAAGGGTCCATGCGTGGATGGAGATGGAAGTCCCTCCCATGCCGGACATCCCAGAGGGTTACATCCCGAAAGAATGAATATGTGAGCGGAGGCAAAAATGAGAACAGCTGAAAAAAGACCTCTGCGATGACCATAGAGAAGTCGTTTCGATTAATGGTAAGTCAGGCGCAGCAACATCAATAAGCACAAAAAATCCCAAGCGGTAGAAAGGAGTTTTCCTTCTGTGATTGAGTGGAAAAGTGACATACCCATGCGCCTATGTGGGTTCGATTCCCACAACGACTTTTCGGAGAAATCCGAGAAATAAAACGAAAGGAGAAGAAAATGGGAAAGATGTCGAAGACCAAAGGAAAGGTCGGAGAACGAGAGTGGGCAGGAATCTGCCGGGACTATGGCTATCCTGCGAGAAGGACTTCCCAATACTGCGGAAAAACTGGAGATGCCTCAGATGTTGTCGGACTTCCTTTTCTGCATGTCGAAGTCAAGCGGTGCGAGACAGAAAAGCTGCACGAATGGATCGACCAGGCTGTCAGGGACAGCAAGGGAAAGGATCTGATCCCGATTGTGGCGCACCGAAGGAGCAGGCAGAAATGGAGAGTGACGATGCTTGCGCATCAGGCGCAGAGGATGTGGGAGGAGGCTGGCATCGAAGACCTTCCGATGAACTTCGACATCCATATCAGAGGAGAGGGGGTATTCCCTTCTATCGTCACAATTGACTACGAAACATGGTTCTACATGTATTCCGAGTGGGAAGTGTGGAGAACTAACCAGACAAAAAAGTAACCATTCACAATTGCCTCCACAGGGGACGAAACTCACGGACTCTTATCTCTGTCAAAGGCAATCTAATCCCCCTGTGATGTCTGGCACAGGGGGAGAAAGGAGGGATATGAAGAAAGAAAAGGAACGGGTGACAGTATTCAAGGAATCAGTGCTGAAGATTCTTTATGAGTACCAGAAGGGAACAAGAAGACCTCGACAGCAGAAGAACTCCTTCACAGCTGCGATCTCTGAGATTGAGATGCTTCCGCAAGCACCAGACAGAAATTGGATTCCTGCCGGGAAGGATAAGCCAACAAGCGGAGAACTCGTTTATCTCACTGTTCACAACGAGGTCATCAGAGGTTTCTGGGACAAGTCGGCGAAGAGATACAAGGACATCTATGGAAACATCCTGGAAGATGTGGCCGCATGGTACAGAAAACCGAGTCCTTACAGATTATTCGGAGGTGAAAAATGACGGACAAGGAAGAACTCATGAAGGAAGTCGTAATGAAAGACAACATGATCCGTGCGCTGAAGAGTGAGATTGAGAGTCTCAAACAGGAAAACGCAGACATGATGAACCGCCTCAACTTCTACAAGGGACTCTCCAGAGGATTGGAGATTGCAACAAGATGCAACTCAGTGAACGGCATGGCAGACATGGGGAGGAAGACAGATGATTGATTCACTGGTAAGTTTTGGCTTCGGAGCATTTTTCGGTGGTTTCTTTACCTTTGTTGCCCTTGCCTTGTGCAATGCAGCTTCATCAAGGGACGATTGGAAGGAGGAAGTATGAGTCCTGCTGTCGAAAAAATTGTTGAGATGTACAACCGAGGGGAAGCACTGGAGGATATTATCTCCTCCACAGGACTCTCCAAGAAGGGAGTCTGCAATGCTCTCCGAGAAGTCGGATATCATGCCTCTTTTGCTCCATACTCAGAAAACAACATCAGGACGTATCGTTCGGTGGTTAAGAGATGGAAAGAGGCAGTTGGTCTGGTAAAGCCATACCTGGATAAATGCGAATCGGTCTGATCGATGTGGATAACTGGGAGAGAATAGGAAACTGTTTTCCGAATCTTGCGCTGATGAAGTTGTCGGCATGGCATAAGACAAAAGGTGATGAGGTCGAGTGGTATCAGCCTCTGTTCAGCGGACATCTCGACAGAGTCTATATGAGCAAAGTCTTCTCTTTCTCTCCTGATTATCCCTACTACATCGATGCTGATGAAGTTGTAGGGGGGGGTACTGGATATTGCATCCACCTGGAGAACGGAAAGGAAATCTTTGACAAGTCGAAGGATACAGTTCTTCCCTACGAGATAGAGCATATCATGCCGGACTATTCGCTTTACGGAATCACAGACACAGCCTTCGGATTTATGTCGAGGGGATGTCCCAGGGGATGCGATTTCTGTATCATAAAGGATAAGTCAGGAGAAGGGAGATGCAGCCACAAGGTTGCGGATCTGGCGGAGTTCTGGTCAGGACAGAAATATATCAAACTCCTCGATCCGAACACACTGGCCTGTTCCGAATGGAAAGACATCCTGACACAGCTGGCAGACAGCAAAGCGTATGTGGACTTCAATCAGGGAGTTGACATCCGCATGATGACAGAGGAAAAAGCCGAATATCTGAAAAGAGTGAAAGTACAAGGAATCCATTTCGCCTTCGACAGATATCAGGACAAGGACATCGTAGAACCGAGACTCAGGAAATTCCGAGAGGTATCTGGATGGGGACGGCACAAAGTCACTGTGTATGTGCTATGCGGATTTAACACGACCATTGAGGAAGATTTGGAAAGAATCTACTTCATTCGGAACGAATGCGGATTCCAACCTTATGTGATGCTCTACAACAAAGAGAATATCCCGAAAAGGCATGTGCTTCGGAAATTGCAGAGATGGGTAAACAACCGATTCATTTTTGAATCATGTAAGAAGTTTGAGGACTATATGAAAGAACAGAAAGGATAAACGCAAGTTCCCGGTACACTGGGTTTCTGTGCGGAGAACAGCGATGGCACAGTGTAATTATATTCAACATCGTGGCTAACAGCGAATGCAGTAAAACGCAGACATCTGCGTAATCGTAGCAATCTATATATATCCATACTGCGTGACAGCGTAGTGTGGTGCGTGAAAGTATGTTGGTTTTCAACAGGAGTAAGTAGTTTTATAGCATGTTATCTTGCGAAGGATGCGGACAGGATCATATACACACATGTATCGAATCAGCATCCAGACAGCCTCAGATTCTTGGAAGATTGCGAAAAGATTCTGGGAAGGGAAATCGAAGTGCTGATGTCCGAGGAATACGCATCTGTGGACGATGTGATCGAGAAGGCAAGATACATCAACGGACCTTTCGGTGCAGCTTGCACGAGATTGTTAAAGCGGAACGTCCGAAGACAATGGGAGATGGAGAATCCTGGGAGACACACGTATGTCTGGGGATATGACATCGAAGAGAGGAAGAGAGCTGCGAGGCTGTCTGTGACAATGCCGGAGCATGACCATGAATTTCCTCTTATCGACCACAATCTCTCAAAAGCTGAATGCCATGCGATGGCAGACATGTTGGGCATCAAAAGACCAATGATGTACGACATGGGATATCCGAACAATAACTGCATCGGATGCGTGAAAGGTGGCATGGGATACTGGAACAAGATTCGGAGAGACTTCCCAGAAGTGTTTGAGCGCAGAGCAAAACAGGAAAGGGAAATCGGACATTCCTGCATCAAGGGAGTCTATCTGGATGAGTTAGATCCCGACAGAGGCAACATGGATTTGGAAATCTTCGAAGATTGCACAATCACATGCCAGTTGCTCACAGGAGGATATTGATTTGAATCTGAAATACTATGAGGTGACCATCTACGATGACAAGGACAATCTCGTAGAGAGAATCGAGATCATCGGCATGGAGGAGGCATCCAGGTATCTGGATGAACATAAGCCAGAGAATGGGTGCGGAACGATAAAGGAAATTAAGAAGGATGAATTTCAACAGGCATGAAAAAGAACCATTAATCATCGACTTATTTGCCGGAGGAGGCGGAGCATCTGTCGGTATCGAGATGGCACTTGGCAGATGCGTAGATATTGCCGTTAACCATGATGAGATGGCAATCAGGATGCACGAAACCAATCACCCTGGCACACTGCATCTGACAGAGGACATCTTCGCAGTTGACTTGAAAGAGCATGTCGGCGGAAGGAAAGTCGCACTGATGTGGGCATCTCCTGATTGTTTTCCGGCAGGAAATCTTGTCCTCACCGACAAAGGGTACAAACACATTGAGGAAATGGAGTGCTTCGACAATGTACTTACGCACACTGGCGAATACAGAATGGTTACAAGAGTAATCAAGAAAAGTGACCGAAAGTTTGCGAATATCAGAATCAGTGGGACAGAAGATTTTCAAGCTACCTTGAACCATCCTTTTTACGCAAGAAAGAAGTATGTCAAGACGATTCATGGCGAACACAGAAGCACAAAGGTTATGATGCGCGCACCTGAGTGGGTAAATGCGGAAAACCTTACAACTGAATACAGGGTCGGGATACCAGTCAATAGCAAGTCGATAATTCCTGCATGGAACGGATGCACGATAGACAAATACAACCAATACGGCAGAACGGTATCGGAGGTACACAACGAACTTGGAAAGTATATGGGAAATGCCTGTTTCTGGTGGATTGTTGGAAGATACATGGGTGATGGTTATCTTTCTGAATCAAAAGGCACGGTTGACATATGTTGCAATTTTGATGAGCAGGAAGATATAAGATTGCACCTTGATGCGCTTTCAATAAGGTTCACAGAAAGAGATAAGGTCACTACTCACAGCTTCATGATTTCAAGTAAGGAATTGGTTGAATTTTTAAAACAATTTGGTGTAGGTTCTTCCGAAAAATCAATTACTCCTATGATCATGAATCTTCCGGTTCATCTTCTGAAAAGTTTTGCAGATGGATACCTGAGTGCAGACGGGTGCGAAGAGGTTATAGGAAACAACGTCCGTGTTACGTTTACAACGATAAGCAAGAAGCTGGCATATGGGATGCAGCATGTTCTTCTCAAAGCATATGGAAGATATGCCGGGATGACGTTTTCGGAAAGACAGAACAACATTATTGAAGGAAGAAAAGTGAACGTCCATCCGACATACAATCTTGTGTTTTACAAGAATGATACCAACAGGTTGCAGTATGAGATTGAGGACGGAATTGCATGGGTAAACGTCAAAAAGGTTGAGATTGTGAATGACATTCAGAAATCGGTTTACACACTGTCTGTTGATACCGACGAAAGCTACACCGTCAACAACATTGCCGTACACAACTGCACATCTCATTCAAAAGCCAAAGGCGGACAGCCAAGGAACAGGGGACTCAGAGTCCTTCCTTGGGCAGTATACAAACATGCGAAAGCGATTCGTCCGGCTGTCATCATCATGGAGAATGTCGAGGAGATACAAGATTGGGGTGACCTTGATGAACACGGAAGACCTGTCCCAGAGAAGAAGGGAGAAGAGTATCGGAGATTCATCAATGCTCTGATCCGATTGGGATACGATTTTCAATGCAGAGAACTTGTTGCTGCGGACTATGGCGCACCGACAACACGGAAGAGATGGTACGCAATATTCCGAAACGATGGTCGGCGAATTAAATGGCCTGTTCCGACACATAGCAAATTCCCAGAGATAACAGGTCTGAAACCCTGGAAACCATGTGGGGATTACATCGATTGGTCTGATTTGGGAAAGTCGATATTCAGCAGAAAGAAACCTCTTGCGGAGAAGACACAGAGAAGGATTGCCAATGGCATAAAGAAATTCATCATCTACAATCCGAATCCCTACATTGTGGACGATGAAAGAGCAACGGCATTCCTCATCCAGTACCATTCCGAAACAAAGAGCGAAGCTGTCAGGGGACAGAGTTTAGCAGACCCTATCCAGACAATCGACACATCGAATCGGTACGGCCTTGTCACTGCCTTCATCACGAAATTCTATAAAACAGGAATCGGACAGGGACTCGATGAACCTCTGCACACGATCACAACATCTCCCAGTCATTTTGGTCTGGTATCCGCCTTCCTGACAAAATACTATGGCGCAGACAAAGATGGACAGGCACTCTCCGAACCATTGGGGACAATCGTGACAAAAGACCGATTCGGACTTGTAACAGTGGTCATTGATGGAGACAGGTATGCAATCACTGACATCTTCCTGCGGATGCTGAAACCAGAGGAACTGAAGTTGATGCAAGGATTCCCAGAGGATTACATCATCGACAGGGATGCGGATTTCAATCCATATCCAAAGACCCAACAGGTCGCACGGATCGGAAACTCTGTTGTCCCCATTATGGCGAAGGTCCTTGTTGAAGCAAACTGCGGATATCTGAAAGTCGGAGAACGGCATCCGAATCCTGTGTATGCAGCTGACGGAAACCAGTTGAGATTCATTGTATGAGGAGGTGACCTAATGGACATTATTATCGGAATTATTTGTGTAAGCGTTGGAATCTGTATCGGATTCTTCTTTGGTTACAAAAGCGGAGAGAACGTGCTGACAGTTCGATTCAAACCGCAGGAGGAGGAAAAGGATGGCTGAGATTTGTCCAAATTGCAAACACTACGAAACGGACGTACATGACGAACCATGTTTAAGCTGCGACATGAACCTGATTCGTTTAGACAGGGAGAACCTGAGAACAAACTTCGAACCATGCGAGAAGAGAGGTTGGACTCTCCAGAAAGTGTTCTATACCTGGGACGGAGAAAAGTGCGAGACTTTCGAAACCCTCTGCTCATATTGCAAAAAGCCTCCGATTGCCGGAGTCAAATCTCCGTACTGTCCGCATTGTGGGAGGAAGATGACATGAAGACGCTGTGGGAAGAAAAGCAAGTGTTTGAAAATAAGGGCAAGAATCGGATAGAGGAGTGGCAGAGTGCGAGATGTCCATACTGCCAGAGATATCACACTACTCCATACATGTACTATTTCCATGAGTACCGATTCTGCCCTCACTGCGGAAAGGATTTGAGAGATGGAAATGAACTTATGTAATGTCTGCCAAAAAGAACTTAGTTACAAGGATGGCGAAGTTGCCCTGATGATGGCTTTTGTGAGGCACAACACGACAAACCTTATCAATGTGGGTCTGTGCAAAGAGTGTTACGAGATATTTATGGATGGGCCAATGCGGATGCTTAATGAGAAATGCATGCTGAATATCAACTTCGGAGATGAGGATGGTGGGGAAGAATGACCTACATGCAACACCTTATCAAAAACTGGAAAGTAGCGTTCCATGCACTGCACGACTTCTTTGCACATTTTATTCATGGATTGATTCCGGTAATAAAGATTCGGCATCATCAGCCGTATCAGGAAGAGGGTGATTAAATGAGACTTTTATACGCACTATTTGCAATGTTTTTATGGGTGATAATAGTGACAAGTGGCAGTGATTTAACATGTGCATCTGCCGACACAAAACTTTTGGCACTCGCAATCATGATTGGCGGAGCAATGGCAGGAGGTGATGGGAAATGACAATACCAGTTATAGAAAGCGCACTCATTGACACTCTTGCATTTATCGCTATCGGATGGGTGGGTGCTATCCTGCTGTTACCTGTTGGTCAGTGGATCGAGTATAAAAAAGACTGTAAAAAACATGGAAAAGAGCAGGCAGACGAAATTTGGAGAAGAATGAGGTGAGCAGGATGGATAGAAAAATAATCGATAAATTCAACAAGCCCACGGGCGGTTGCATTAAATGTGCAAAATGTACTCATGTCAGAACGTCATTCTTTTGTGGCAACACAAAGCTGACAAATAGACAGCTTTACAACGAGAAGGGATATTGTTTGGAATTTGTACCGAAATGTGGCGCAAAGATGGAGAGAGGTGAGCAGGAACAATGATGAAGTGGGAAGCAGAAGAAAAAGGATATACTTGCAATGATTGCGGTTTGGCAATGTCTAACTGCCATGACAAAAGCATCTGTTGCGAGGACGAAACAGGACTGTGTGACTGGTTCGAAGAAATTCCAAAGGATGGTGAGCGGGATGGCTGAATATCACGTAGGTGGCGGAATGTTCGGAATTTATGCAGGAATCCTTCACAACCAGATAACATGGAAAGATAAGTCAGAAGTGACAAGAGAAGCACTCAGTGCATCTGCTCAATACATGCTCATCAACGGAAAGGAGTTTCGGTTTAGGTATAAGGGCAAGCGGTATGTGATGAGAGTTGAAGAGATGGAGGAAGAACAGTGAGAATCATATCTCAGGATGGAACGATGGATGTTCCATACGAGAAAGTCATCTTATATGTCGGTACATCATATGATAGCAAAAGAGGAAAAGTTGACAGGGTGATTGCAAGGGGTGTTGAGAATGACGATTACATCCCCATTGGAACATACAAAGATAGCAAAGATGCAAAGTTTGTAATGGAATGGATTAGAGATTGCTATTCTGGTGGTAGTAAATGCTTCTGTATGCCGACAGAGGACGAACTGCTCATGGTGGAAAGAAGCAAATGATTGAGGGAGATAAGGAATGAAAGAAGTGTGCGGAACATGCAAATACAATCGGCGCAGCTATGACGGACACTGCAATGCAGAGTTCTGCTGTGGGAATGAGGAGAGTGAGAATTTCTCTGTCCCCACATTCTATGATGACACCTGTGATGAATGGGAAGAAAAGGAATGAGGTGATTATGGCACGTATTGATACAGACGGACTTGAACAGGAACTGAAATGCGCCTGCTGTTACAATCCTGCGAGGCCGGAGACAGGATGTGACGGAGGCTGCATGGTTGATGGAGATGAGTTCAACCGAATCAAGGACACGATATTCAAGCGCATCAAAAAGGATGACAGACCCAGATGGATTCCAGTAACGAACGGACGAGGCGGACATGAGTGTTCAAGATGCCATGAGTATGCTCCTTGCCATCAGAACGGATCGGAATACCTTTCGACATTCTGTCCCAATTGTGGGGAGATTCTTTACCATAGGGAAGAGGAAGCAATCGGAAGGGTGGGAGGAATCCTGGATAAGTTGGAGAAAAGAGTACATGCTCTCGCAGACACATACGTAGTACAGACGCAGAAAGGAAACAATGAAGGTAAGGATTAAGTATCATGCGGACATTCCGAAACTGAGGTCAGCACATGTCGGAGAATGGATTGACCTCTACGCAGCTGAAGACACATTCGTTCCTCTGGAAGAGTACAAACTCATCTCTCTGGGAGTGAGTATCGAATTGCCGGAGGGATATGAGGCAATCGTTGCGCCGAGGTCATCGACATTCAAGAATTTTGGACTCGTGTGTTCCTGTTCCTTTGGAGTGATCGATAACCTCTACAAAGGGGACAACGATGTGTGGATGTTTCCTGCCATCTGCAAGAAGGACATGACTAACAAAGAGGCGGACTTCGCAAGACAGGGAACACAGATCCACAGAGGTGACAGAATAGCGCAGTTCCGAATCCAGGAACAGCAGATTCCGTTTGACTTTGAAGAGGTCGAGACTTTAGGCAATCCTGACAGAGGAGGCATCGGCTCGACAGGAAAGAGGTGAACATGAAAGTTCTGAACGTAGGCACAAAGGTTATGCTGACAGGAACAATCACTTGCATCAGGACAGATGGTGATGGTGATGTCATCTATGACATCAATATTGACGGAGATCGTCATCTTCCCATCTATGTCTCACAGGAGGCGGTGAAAGTTGCTCCTTGGTTTGGAGATGATGGCAAATGAAGAATGCAGACAGAATCGGGATAATCATCTTCGGCATCTTCTTTCTGGTATTCGGAATCAGGATGGCAAGCTGGCAATCCATCATCAGCGGATTGGGATTGATTGCAATCGTCAGCACAGAATCGATGGGGGATGGTAAGTGAAGAAGATTGACATCAAGGACATCAAGAAGGCGGTGAGTGAAGGACAGATACGAGTGCATGTCAACATGTATGGATTCGTTCAACTCATCGACACCGAGACAGGAGAGATGGTCGTGATCGGAAGGGCAGGAGAAGATTGATGGATGCTTACAAGAAAGCATGTCGAGAGTTGGAGAAAGAAATCATCGACCAATGCTACATCGGTTACTCAGCTGCGGTTCTTGCTCTGAAAAGGAACTGGGGATGGGGAAAGAAGAGAATCACCAATGTCCTGGGGAAGTCACAGGAGATATGGGCAGAGTGTGCCGGAGATGTAAACAGGTCGATGATCCAGATGCTCGATGAGGAGACAGGAATCGAAATCCAGAATGGTGACGGCAAGTCGTGGAAAGATTTAGCATATCTCAATTCCAAGATAAACACAGACCGAATGACCAAAGCGATGTACATCTACATGAGGAGAGAGCAGAAGAAATGGGCAGCACCTCAAGTCATGGCATGTTTATTGCTTGCTCTTCACAGGAGAGAAGGATTCGGATATGACAGATGTCAGAGGTTTGTGGCACAGGTCGATGAGATTAAGGCACAGTACAAAGACACAGTGACCATTCGGAAGGCAGCACTCGAAGAAACACGCATCAACATTACGGAGACAGTGAAGTGACAGCGAAGGAATACTTATTACAACTCAGCAAACTGGACAGCCTCATCGACCATGAGTCAGCGGAGTACACAGCACTGATGGTCAGAGCAGAAGGGAATTCGTCTCCAGAACTCAAGGAACGAGTGCAGACATCCGTCAGCGGAGATTCGATGGACAGTGTTCTGGATGCTGTCGAAGTGAAAGACAAGATAAGAGCATTGCAGCTTAGATACATCCGGCAGAGGAGAATCATTGTGGATCAGATTCACTCATTGGACAATCCCCTCTACTCCAACATTCTATATCACAGGTATGTGCAAGGAAAGAATTTCGAACAGATTGCTGTGGCTATATGCCATACATACAAGTACACGATAAATTTGCACGGACACGCACTCCAGGCATTCCAGAAGAAGTTCCTATAAGTTGTGGACTTTTGTGATATGACCTCATGCTATAATGCAAGCGTGACAGATCGGGAGAGGCGCAGGCCGATTGGTCATGTGCCTCTCGCCAGTGGAGGAATGATGCCAAGAAGACCGAAGCGTCCGTGTGCTTATCCAGGATGCCCTGAGTTAACCGAGAAGAGATACTGCGAAGTCCACACAAAAGTGATGAACAAGCGGTACGAGACTCAGAAAAGAAATCCAGAGACTTCCAAGAGATACAAGGGTTCATGGCATAAGATAAGAGAAGCATACAAAGCATCTCATCCTTACTGCGAGATATGTTACAAAAGATGGGTGGAGTCAGGATGCCCACCCAACCTTGTTCCCCCTCTGACAGAGCATGTGCATCACATCCTTCCTCTCAGTGAGGGAGGAACACATGCGATGTCGAATCTCCAATCGCTGTGCAAGTCCTGCCATTCAAGGATACACGCACAGCGAGGAGACATGTGGCACGACAGATAACCTCTCATATAGTTTCTTTCTCCTTTGCATGACAGCCTACTCTATCCGTGGATTGCGGAAAGGGTAGGTTGTTGGCATGGGGGTAGGGGAGGGTAAATCCTAAATCGAACGTGTGTTTGGTCACGGCGGCGGATACGATTACGAATTTTCGCAGATTCAAACGTCCCCAAAGGCAAAGGAGCATCAAATGGCGAAGGACGGCACGATGCGAGGAGGTCGAAGAGCAGGAGCAGGAGCAAAAAAGAAACCTCTTATCGACAAACTCGCAGACGGAAACACAGGACACAGACCGACAAAAGTAATCACTCTCCCCACAGGGAATCTTCCTGACGGAGCGGAGATGCCAAAACCCAAAGAATTCCTCTCAAGGAAACAGGCGGACGGCAAGAAATTCCAGGCGAAGCGAATCTATGCTCACACATGGGAGTGGTTAAGCCGGATCGGAATCGCTCATCTTGTAAATCCTGATTCCATCGAGCGATACTCCATGTCAGCTGCGAGATGGATTCAATGCGAGGAAGCGATTTCCCAATACGGCCTGTTATCCAAGCATCCGACAACAGGAGAACCGATTGCCACACCATTTTTCAACATGGCAGAGAAGTACAAATCTGCAATGGCAAGGGATTGGGCAGAAATCTACACTGTCGTGAAGGACAATTGCTCTGGGGATTACTCACAGAATCCCCATGACGAAATGGAATCACTTTTCAGAAAAAAGAGTCTGTAAATGGATTTATCTATCGAATACATCTCTCTTGATGAGATAAAACCATACGAAGGGAATGCAAAACTCCATCCAGAAGAACAGATAGAAGAGATCGTAAGCTCTATCAGAGAGGTCGGTTTCAAAGACCCTATCGGAATCTGGAATGGTGAGATTGTCGAAGGACACGGACGATATGAAGCTGCGAAAAGACTTGGCATGACAGAGGTCCCTGTCATCAGGCTTGACGATCTCACAGACGAACAAAGAAAAGCATACGCACTCATCCACAATAAAACCACAATGGATTCCGATTTCGATTTGTCGGTACTGGCAAAAGAAATCGAGGGAATCCATGACATCGACATGTCTCTGTACGGATTTGACATGTCAAAAATTTTCCCTCCCGAAATCAAACAGGTGGATGAAGACAGTATTCCTGACATTCCTGCGGAAACATTAGTGAATGTCGGTGATATCTGGCAACTGGGGGGGCATAGACTCATCTGCGGAGACTCCACAGACGTAGAGAACATCGAGAGATTGATGGACGGAGAGAGGGCGAGATTCCTCTTCACCTCTCCTCCATATTCAGACATCCGTGAATACAACGGAGGAAAAGACTTATCTGTCGAGAATCTCTGCGGATTCATCGAGGCTTGCAGACCATTCACTGATTACCAGTGCATCAATCTTGGAATCCAGAGAAAGAACAATGACATCGTCCAGTATTGGGACGAGTACATCGACAGGGCAAAACAGTGCGGATACAAATTCCTAGCATGGAATGTCTGGGACAAGACGATGGCAGGAAGCATCGGACAGCAGAAAGCATTCTTCCCAATCCGGCATGAATGGATATTCGTGTTTGGAGTTGATTACTTCAAAGTGAATGAAACATGGGAGAAGAAGACCCATGTTCAAAAAGGAATCAGATGGCGCAGACAACCAGACGGCAGTACAAAGCAATCGTCTGGAGGAGATGAATCTGGCTATCTGAAACCAATGGAATCGGTGCTTTCTATCGTTTCTGAAACAGGAAACATCAGAAAGAAACATCCGGCTGCATTTCCTGTTGCTCTTCCTGCTGAATACATCAAAGCAATGTCGGACGAGGGAGACATTGTTCTTGAACCTTTCGGAGGAAGCGGAACAACACTAATCGCATGTGAACAGCTTGGCAGGAGATGTTTCATTTCGGAACTCGACCCGAAATACTGCACTGTCATCATACAGAGATGGGAGAATCTCACAGGAGAACAGGCCATCAAGATAAGCACCTAAAGGGTGCTTTTTTATTTGGAGAATGACATGGATTATGCGCCTACAAGATTCATGGCAGAAACCTCATACTACGACAAAGACTCAGCGGATTTTGCTGTCGCATTCGTCCAATCACTGAAGCACACCAAGGGACAATGGTACAACAAACCATTCAACCTCATTGAGTGGCAGGAAAGAATAATCCGAGATATCTTCGGGACTCTGAAGGCGGACGGATATCGGCAGTTCAACACAGCATACATCGAAATCCCCAAAAAGATGGGGAAAAGCGAACTCGCAGCTGCGGTTGCTCTTCTTCTCTTGTGTGCGGACGGAGAGCAAAGGGCAGAGGTCTATGGCTGTGCAGCTGACAGGATGCAAGCGAAAATCGTCTTCAATGTGGCGGTTGACATGATAAAACTGTCTCCTGCTCTCATGAAACGATGCAAAATCATCGAGTCATCCAACAGAATACTCTTCAATCCTACGAATTCTTTCTATCAGGTTCTGTCTTCGGACGTAGCAACAAAGCATGGATTGAACATTTCTGGAGTCGTTTTTGACGAACTCCACACACAGCCTAATCGAAAACTCTTTGATGTCATGACAAAGGGTTCGGGAGATGCGAGGATGCAGCCTCTTTTCTTCCTGATTACGACCGCAGGAGACAATCAGGAGTCAATATGTTGGGAACAGCATCAAAAGGCTGTGGACATCCTTGAAGGACGAAAGACAGACCCGACTTTCTATCCTGTCATTTACGGCGCAGACCGAGATGATGATTGGACAGACCCGAAAGTCTGGTACAAAGCGAATCCTTCCCTGGGAATCACGGTGAGAGAAGAGGTCGTTCGAAACGCATGTGAATCGGCGAAACAAAATCCTGCGGAGGAGAACTCATTCCGACAGCTGAGACTCAACCAATGGGTGAAACAGGCTGTCAGATGGATGCCGATGGAGAAATGGGATGCGTGTGCGAAAGAAGTCAACGAGATGAAACTCATGAAGGATTCTCTCCTTGGACTCAAATGCTATGCCGGACTCGACCTGTCATCGACAACAGATATCACTGCACTTGTTCTCGTCTTCCCTCCAGAAGACCCGAACGAGGGTGATTATTCCATTCTCCCTTATTTTTGGATTCCAGAAGAATCTGTGAATCTCCGAGTCGCAAGAGATCATGTTCCTTACGATACATGGGTAAAGATGGGACTCGTAGAAACCACAGAAGGGAATGTCATCCATTACAAATGGATTGAGGAGAAAATCAGGGAACTGGGAGAGAAATACAACATTGCCGAAATCGCATATGACAGATGGGGTGCGACTCAGCTGTCTCAGGATCTGGAGGATATGGGATTCACTGTTGTCCCCTTCGGACAGGGATTCCGAGAGATGTCTCCTCCTACAAAGGAACTCATGAGACTCGTCCTTGAGGGACGCATCGCTCATGGTGGTCATCCTGTTCTCAGATGGATGATGGACAATGTCTTCATCCGCAAAGACCCGGCAGGAAATATCAAGATGGACAAACAGAAATCGACAGAGAAAATCGATGGTGCTGTTGCGATGGTCATGGGACTCGACAGAGCAATCAAGAGGGCAAGCATCAGCACGACATCCATCTACGATACCAGAGGCATGATAGTTTTCTGAAAAGGAGGATACGAACATGGCCTTTTCATTTTTATCGAAACTCTTTCACTCAAGAGAACCGACACCGACAAACGATTACTACATCCGAAGCGGAGATACCTATCTTTTCGGTAAGTCATCAAGCGGAAAACTGGTGACGGAATTCACAGCGATGCAACAAACTGCTGTGTATGCTTGCATCAAAGTTCTGGCAGAGTCGATTGCTCAACTTCCGATGTTCGTCTACGAATACACGGATGACGGAGGAAAGAAAAGGGTTTACGACCATCCATTATCCTATATTCTTCATGATGAACCAAATCCTGAGATGACATCCTTCGTCTTCCGTGAGACATTGATGTCCCATCTGTGTACCTACGGAAATGCCTACGCACAGATTATCAGGAACGGCAGAGGAGATGTGGTAGCACTCTATCCCCTTCTGCCGAATCAGATGCAAGTCGCAAGGGCAGACAACGGGCAATTGGTCTACATCTATTCGACTTACGGCGGACAGGTCGCAAGCAAGGATGTGAAAACCTACTATCTCAGGCAAGACCAAGTGCTTCATATTCCTGGACTTGGATTTGATGGCATCATCGGATATTCGCCCATTGCGATGGCAAGGGATGCGATTGGCATGGGGATGGCTGCGGAGGAGTTCGGTTCGAAGTTCTTCAACAATGGAGCAATGCCTTCGGGTGTGCTTTCGCATCCTGGGACTCTCACTGATCCGGCAAGGGTGCGTGAAGCATGGATGGCTGCTTACGGCGGTTCTGGCAACGCAGGAAAGGTTGCTGTCCTTGAGGAAGGAATGAGATACGACCCTATCAGCATCAATCCTTCCGAAGCACAGTTCATCGAAACGAGGAAATACCAACTTGATGAGATTGCCAGGATCTTCCGAGTGCCTCCTCACATGATTGGTGACCTCGAGAAGTCGAGTTTCTCCAACATCGAACAGCAGAGTCTTGAGTTCGTCATGTACACTTTGAATCCTTGGGTGAAGAGATGGGAACAGGCTATCAATAAGTCATTGCTCCTTCCTTCCGAAAAGGGTCTGTACTTCTGCAAGATGAATGTAGACGGACTCCTTCGGGGTGACTACGAATCAAGGATGAATGGTTACTCGATCGGACGGCAGAACGGATGGCTGTCAGCAAATGACATCCGTGAGTTGGAAGATATGAATCCAATCTCCGATGAGGAGGGTGGAAATCTCTATCTCGTCAACGGCAACATGCTTCCTCTGAAGGACGCAGGAGCATATGCTCAAAAGTCTGGGGGTGAGACATGAAGGTAAAACTCGTTTACGGTCCGCCTTGTGGAGGAAAGTCCACATACGTGGATGAACATGCCAAAAAGGACGATGCAATCTGGGATGGAGATAAGGTTGTGAGAGCAATCACAACGAAAAAAGACCATTCCGCAACACTTCACAAGGCACAGAAAACTGTCATGTTCCTTCGGGAAAAGATGGTCGAATCTCTCAGATATCATGATGCTATTGACACATTGTGGTTCTGCTGTCGGTATCCAAACGACAGAGTGAAAGAGATTCTTGACGGCCTTGATGTTGAGGAAATCCCAATCATCCCCACAGAAGAAGAATGCTATGAAAACCTTGAAAAAGACGATACCAGACCAGACAAGGATGAATGGAAGAAAATCATCCATAAATGGTATCAGGAGCATTCCGACAACAGCAACAACAGAAAGGTATCCAATTCGATGAACAAATTTTGGAACTGGATACGAAACGAGCAGAAAGATGAATTCGGTTCGGAACGGACATTAGTCCTTGACGGACCTATCTCAGACAGCACTTGGTATGGAGACGAAGTTACACCGCAGAAGTTCAAAGATGAACTGTATGCGGAAAAAGGTGACATCACTCTCTGGATCAATTCACCTGGAGGAGATGTCTTCGCAGCTGCACAGATTTACAATCTGCTCATGGACTATCCGCACAACATTACAGTTAAAATTGACGGCATTGCAGCATCCGCTGCCTCTGTCGTTGCAATGGCAGGAACGAAAGTCTGCATGTCCCCGGTCGCAATGATGATGATTCACAATCCTTCGACAGCGGTCATGGGAGATGCAAGCGATCTGAAAGACGCAATTGCGATGCTCAATGAAGTCAAGGAATCCATCATCAATGCTTACGAGACAAAAACTCTGCTTGACAGAGACAAACTCTCAAAGATGATGGACAACACAACATGGATGAATGCCAGAAAGGCTTTAGAATTGAATTTCTGTGACGAAATTCTCTTCACCGAGGAGACAAAGGCAATCGCTGCCAGTGCCTCTGCTTTCTCGCCGAACATCGTCAACAAGGCATTTATCACAAAATTCCGCAGTAACCATCCTGCGGAGGAAACTAAGGTATCCGCAGAACAGTTGATGAATCGGCTGAATCTGCTTGCACATTAACAGGAGGATTTGCAAATGAGCAACCTTAACGAATTATTCGCAAAAAGAGCGAATGCGTGGGAAAACGCAAAAGACTTTCTTAATACTCACACTGATGCCAATGGCCTGCTGTCTGCGGAAGATGCAGAGCAGTATGACCGCATGGAAAAGGACATCCAGAACTACACCGCACAGATCGAGAGACTCCAGAGACAGGAGAGCATGGATGCACAGATGAAGTCCTGGAACGCTTCTCCCATCCAGAGCATCCCCGGCACTGGCACGATGAAGGCCGACATGAAGACAGGCATTTCTTCCGACAACTATGCTGAAGACTACAACCTCTATCTGCGTGGCAAGACCCTTGTCCACAATGTCATGTCTGAGGGTGTAGATGCCAATGGCGGTTACCTCGTCCCCACAGAATTTGAGAAGCAGATCGTCACTGCTCTTGATGACAACAACGTGGTAAGAACTGTTGCCAACGTCATCAAGACATCCGCAGAACGTAAAATCCCTGTCGCAGCATCTCATGTCGCAGCTCAGTGGACAGCTGAGAATGGCGCATACACCGAGAGCAATCCCACATTTGCTCAGAAGGCTGTTGATGCCTACAAGGAAACAGCACTGGCGAAGGTTTCCATCGAACTGCTCCAGGATTCCATGTTCAACGTAGAATCCTATCTGGCAAACGAGTTCGGTCGTGCATTCGGCATCCTTGAAGAGGAAGCATTCTGCGTAGGCACAGGCACCGGGCAGCCTACTGGCATTTTCAATGCCTATTCCAGTGGTTCTCCTGTCGGTGGCGAAATCAACGTCACAACCGCATCTGTAGGAAAGATTATTGCTGACGATCTCATCAGCCTGATCTATTCACTGAAGGCATCTTACAGAAAGAATGCCCGGTTCCTGATGAAGGATTCCACAGTTGCCGACATCAGAAAACTGAAAGACCCTACCACAGGCGCATATCTGTGGCAGCCTACTCTCCAGATGGGACAGCCTGACAAACTGCTTGGTTATGAACTGCTGACATCCGCATATGCTCCTGCTGTTGCAGCGGACGCACTTCCTGTTGCATTCGGTGACTTCCACAGTTACTGGATTGCTGACAGATCCGGCATCACCATCCAGAGACTCAACGAACTCTATTCCACAAACGGACAGGTCGGTTTCATTGCTACTAAGCGTTGCGATGGTAAGACCATCCTGCATGAGGGCATCCAGCTGCTGAAGGTGAAGGCATCCTGATAATGCTCATGACCCGGCTGTGCGATGGGGAAACCTGTCGCACAGCATTTTTGTAAAAGGAGCAAAAAAATGTACACACCTATTGAAGATGTAAAGGTATATCTCAGAGTCGATTCTTCTGACGAAGATGATGCCGTAATTGCTCCTTTAATCGATACCGCACAGAGGTTGGTTCTCAACATCATGCGAACGAAGCAGAACTACTCAGAACTTGAAGAGAATCCAGTGATCCAGGCAGCAACATATCATGCAATCGCCTATCTCTACGAAAATAGGGAAAACGCTGATATGAATGGACTCACTCTTCAGCTTCGGAGTCTCCTGCAAGCAGAAAGAGAGGCAGCCTTCTAATGGAAATCGGAGCATTACGGAGTCGAATTACCTTTCAGAAACAGACCTCAAGTGTTGATGGGTATAAAAACCACATCAACGCTTGGGAGGATTACTTCTCCTGTTGGGCAACAGGTTCATATTCCTCTGGAGATGAGGGGGGAGAAGAGATTGGACAGACCACAGTGAAGGAAAGCTATGATTTCACTTGTAGGTACTGTTCCGAACTTGCTGTGGTCACTCCTAACGAATACAGAATTGTATTCAAAGGCAATGTCTACAACATCCTCTCCATCAATCCGAACGCATGGAAGAAGAACAGTCTCAGATTTCACTGCGAGAGAGAAAGAAAATGAGCGATAAGGTATCTGTTGACGGACTTGCGGATGCGGTCATGAAATCTCTTAGAGAGTATTCAGAAACTGCAACAGCAGATGTCAAAAAAGCGGTGCGAAAGGCATCCAACACAGTAAGAAAAGAGACACAGGCGAATGCGCCAAAGTCACGACCAAAGTATTACAAGTCTTGGACAACGAAAGTGACAGGCGAATCGTCTACATCCCTTGAGATTACTGTGTATTCCAAGATGCCCGGACTTCCTCATTTGCTTGAACACGGACATGCCAAACGAGGCGGAGGCAGAGTCGGCGGACAGCCACACATTGCTCCTGCCGAGCAATCAGGAGAAAAGCAACTGCTCACTGATATAGAGAGGGCATTGCGAAAATGACTTACAAAGATATCACAGACATGCTTGAGGAGGCAAATCTTCCTCTCGCATATCATCATTTTGCGGAAGGAGAGTCACCCGACCCTCCTTTCCTTATTTTTTTGTTTCCAGAATCAGACAATTTCGGTGCTGATGACAAAGTGTACCAGAAAATAGATGTTCTCTACATCGAACTGTACACGGACAAAAAAGACCCGGCACTGGAAGATTCTTTGGAAACGATACTCGACAATCACAATCTTTTTTATCAGAAATCCGAAACATGGATTGAAGATGAATTGATGTACGAAGTTTTGTACGAAATGAGGATTATATAATGCCGAACAAAATCAAATATGGTCTGAAGAATGTACATGTCGCAATCCAGACAGAGTCTGATGGAGAATACACCTACGGAGAACCTCATGCGATCCCCGGTGCTGTTTCTCTTTCCCTTGATGCCGAGGGTGAGTCTTCTGCATTCTATGCGGATGACATCGTCTATTACAAATCCCCCGGCAACAATGGTTACTCTGGTGACCTTGAACTGGCACTCATCCCTGAGTGGTTCAGAATCAATGTCCTTGGAGAAACCAAGGACACGAATGGAGTCCTTGTAGAGAAAGCAACCTCTGCCGAAGCGGTCAGATTTGCTCTGCTGTTTGAATTCCAGGGAGATGTCAACGCTGTCAGACATGTCATGTATAACTGCTCCTGTGGCAGACCCTCTGTCGGATCTCAGACAAAAGAGGATAACATTGAGCCGCAGACCGAGACTCTGTCCCTGTCCTGCGAACCCAGAGCAGACGGTCTTGTTAAGACAAAGACGGGTGATGATGTATCGACCACAAGCGAAACCTACACAGGTTGGTATGATGCTGTTTACGTTCCCACAGAGGCAACCGGGTCTGCAACCAATCCTGCAAATCCAGGCTGATGAATTTCATCTTTGAAGGGAGGATGAAATGACAGAAAAAACGATTAACATCTCAGGCATCGATGTCAAATTTCGGGCATCAGCTGCGATACCGAGAATGTATCGAGTCAAATACGGACGAGACATCATGAAGGACCTCAATAAGCTGCAGGATTCCTTCGAAAGGAATTCTGAAAGCGGAGAATCCATTCCAATCGACAACTTGGAATTGTTTGAGGATGTTGCCTACATCATGGCAGTTCACGCAGACCCGACAATTCCAGGCACTGTCGAGGGATGGCTCGACCTCTTCGATATGTTCTCCATCTATGAGGTTCTGCCTCAGATTCTCGACCTGTGGAAAGTCAACATGATAACCACAGCGGAGAGTAAAAAAAACTACATAACACAGGGAGGCAAATGACAACACCTCTCTTTCTCCTGCGCTGTCTCGAGGTTGGTCTGTCAATTCGTGACCTTGAACTCCTTACGATAGGAATGGTCATTGACATCTGGACAGAACACATCAACGACTCTGTGAAGAGTAAGGAAAATGCCAGAAAGGCAACGCAGGAAGATTTCGACCGATTCTGAGGAGGTGAGGAAATGGCAGGACGAATCGCAGGAATCACTGTTGAGATCGGTGGTGATACAACAGGTCTAAATAAAGCGTTAGGCACTGTTGATTCGTCAATCAAGAAAACGCAATCATCTCTGAAAGATGTCAACAGACTTTTGAAACTCGACCCTAAGAACACCGAACTTCTGGAGCAGAAGCAGAGGATGCTTGGGAGTCAGATCGAGAACACTTCCAAACGTCTGGAAACGCTGAAAAGGGCATCCGAGCAGGCTGCGAAGACTAAAGATAACTACGATGCCTGGAAAGCAAAATTCACTCCTCTCCAACAGGAGGCGGAGAAGACCAAGACCAAACTTGGCGAACTCAAAGCGAAACAGGCAGAGTTAGAAAAAGCTGGCAAAGTCGATACTCAGGAATACAAGAACCTCCAAAAAGAGATTGACGAAACCAAAGCGCATCTTTCAGAAGTGAAAGAGGCACAGAAGGCTGTCAACGAAGAATTTGGGAATCCAATCTCTCCTGAGAAGTACGATGCTCTGCAAAGAGAGATTCTGGAGACAGAAAAGAATCTGGAGTCTCTGAAAAAAGAGGCAGCCTCAACGACTCCTGCTCTTGAAAAAGTCGCACAGGTTGGCGAAAAGATGCAGAAGGTCGGACAGGGGATGCAATCGGCAGGAAAGGCAATGCTTCCTGTCACAGCTGCGGTGACAGCAGCCGGAGTTGCATCCGTCAAGACCGCAGCGGACTTCGATTCAGCGATGAGTCAGGTCGCAGCCTCAATGGGCAAGACAAATGACGAACTCGCATCCATCAAGGTCACAACAGACGATTTTGACGGCACTCTTGGAGAGTTCGCCCAGAAGATGGGACGAGAGACAGCTTTCTCTGCGAAGGAAGCAGCGGAAGGTCTGAACGTCCTTGCACAGGCAGGATATTCGGCACAGGAACAGGTTGAAATCCTGCCGGATGTGCTGAATCTCGCAGCTGCAGGACAGATTGACATGGGTTCGGCAGCTGCCTACGTCACTGGTGCGATGAATGGATTCAATGATTCGACCAAGGACGCAGGATACTATTCAGACCTCATCGCAAAGGGTGCGACACTTGCGAAAACAGATGTTGCATCCCTTGGCGAAGCAATGGCAGGCGCATCTTCTTCAGCGAAATCCTACGGACAATCCGCACAGGAGACAGAGGTTGCTCTGCTTCGTCTGGCACAGCAGAATGTCACAGGTTCTGAAGCTGCGACAATGCTTAACAGGACGATGACAGACCTCTACGCAGCTGAAGGTGATGCAAAAGAGGCACTCGATGAACTGGGTGTATCTGCCTATGACGAGGAAGGAAAAGCAAGGAGTCTGAGTGATGTTCTTGCGGATCTGCAAACCGCAACCGCAGGAATGACCGATGAGCAACGAAATGCCAAGCTGAACACTATCTTCACGACCAATGGTCTGCAGGGATACAACAAGATGTGCGCCTCTTCGGCGGAGCAGACAGAAGAGTTTGCATCTGCTTTAGAGAACGCATCTGGTTCAGCAGAGGAACAGGCCAAAACCCAATTAGACAATCTCAATGGTCAGCTGACTCTGCTGAAGTCTGCGCTTGAAGGACTTCTCATTGCAATCGGCAACACACTGATGCCTATCATCGAGAGTGCTGTCACTCACTTGCAGAGTCTTGTTGAGTGGCTGAATAGCTTGGATGGTACGACAAGAGCGATCATCGTCACAATCGCCGGAGTTGTCGCAGCGATAGGCCCGGTGCTTATTATCTTTGGCACGATTGTCGAGAAGGTCGGATTTGCCATGACGGCACTGAAGGGGCTGCAAGCAGCGATTGTGGGACTTGAAATGTCAGCTGTTGCTCCTATCCTTGCAATCGTGGCAGTTATCGGTGTCCTTGTAGCTGCGTTCGTTCATCTCTGGAACACGAATGAGGAATTCCGAAACAACATCACGGCAATCTGGGAACAGATAAAGACCACAGTTTCTGATTTCGTGACGAGATTCCAAGAACAGATGGAAGTGCTGAAACCCTATTGGGATGCCTTTGTCGAGGGTCTGAAAATCGTATGGGATGCCTTCTGCCAGATTCTTGCGCCTGTCATTGAAGCATCGTTCCAGGCGATTCAAATCATCATCGAGACAGTTCTTGGAGTGATTTCTGGCATCATCGATGCTTTCATTGCTCTCACTCAGGGCAACTGGGACGGATTCTGGCAAGCGATTTCTGGAGTTGTTGATACTGTATTCGCAGGAATCCAAGCGATAATCCAGAACAACATGAACATGATTCAGAATGTCATTTCTGTCATCTGGTCGATGATCGGAGCGAAAGTGACATCTATTCTCAACTCTATCAAGAGTGTGATATTCAGCATCTGGACAGCAATCGTGAGCAAAGTCACAGAGGTCGTGAACAACATCATGACCACAGTGACCAACATCTGGAACACGATAAAGAACACGATCCAGAGTGTGATGCAAGCGATACAGAACACCATTTCTTCCATCTGGAACACAATCAGGAGTCTGGTATCGACAGCCGTCAACACTATCAGCAGTACGATTTCAAGCGTTTTCAATTCAATCAAATCGACAGTGACATCCATCTGGAACGGCATCAAATCGGCAATTACGGGACCTATCAACGATGCAAAAAACACTGTTTCCAGTGTGATTAGTTCTATTAAGGACACCATTAATAATTGCTCTTTGAAACTGCCGAAAATCAAACTTCCTGCGCTTCCTCACTTCAGCATCTCAGGGTCGTTTAGTCTGAAACCTCCGTCAGTACCTCACCTTTCCGTTGATTGGTATGCGAAAGCGATGGAGAACGGCATGATTCTGTCATCTCCTACGATTTTCGGAATGACAAACGGGAACCTGTTGGGAGCAGGAGAGGCAGGCCCGGAAGCGGTTGTCGGTGCATCAAGTCTGCAAAGCATGATTCAGAATGCTGTTGCAAGCAGTGGAATGAGCGCAAGAGACATGTATGCAGCTGTCAAAGCAGGAATGGAATCAGCGGATGTCACTCTCATCATCGGAGAGAGGTCTGCTGAAAGATTTATGCGTGATTCGGGGGTGGTTTTCTCATGATTGTCAATGTGACATACACATCGGCGGACGGAAAGAAATTCGACCTCCGAGGCACTGCGCCGAGAATTAAAGAAGCATCCTTCCATCAATTCGCATGGGAGGCAGGAGTCACCAAAAAGCAATATGGTGACAGAGTTGATTCTTGGACAAAAAAATCCATTGAATACGAGATGAAAATCCATGTCTATGGGGATATGAAGACGAGGAAAAGATGGCTGAATGAGTTCCATTCGGCTATCGATTCCGATGTTTTTAACGAGAATCCTGGGATTTTGACATGGGGGAAATCCTATATCTATTGTTTCATTCGTTCCTCCGAGACTTATCCAGACGAAAGAGGGACGTTCACTGTCAACGATATTTCCATTTACTGTCCTGATCCTTTTTGGATTCAAGAACAGGTTCTCACTGTTGAAGCTGCGGAGGAGACTCCTCGCATCTCGACAGACAAGGGATACGCATCGACATATGGATATCCTTACAGTTATCGGAAGGTCGTGCAGCCTCCCTATTTGAACATCGACCATTATGCGGACTCAGACTTCAAGATGATAGTCTACGGTCCTGCTCCTTCGGTTAATGTCAACATCGGAGGAAATCAGTACGCTGTCGATTATGCAATTGAGGATGGAGAAGTGATGATAATCGACTCCAGAAGCACTCAACCGCCGGACAGACATGCGTATATCGTTGGCACAGGAGGCACGATGCTCAATGTTTTCGATTATCGAAAAGCAACGAGTCTCCTCCTCAAAAAGATTGCTCCAGGCATTGTGCCTGTCAGCTATTCCCGAACGTACCGCATTGATCTAATCATCTTCAAAAGGAGGAGTGAACCTTTATGGGATACGAATTAATCATGCTCACTCCATCCCTCCATGAGATAGGTCCTTGCGACTATGACGGGGATTTTGAAATAGGCTATCCAAGTTCAGCAACCAATACTTTCCAGTTCTCAGGAGTTTTCCCTTCCTCCTGTGGCGGAATGTATATTCCAGGTTCTGAATTTGGTGGCCTATTTGAATTTCACTACGAAAAGACAGGACAGAAGGTTGTCACAAAGAAGGGATACACATGGAGAGGATTATTAAATCAATCCATCATAATTCCAGATTCTGGACAAGATTACAAGATTGTCTCAGGAGATGCAAATGCCGTCATCAAGGGACTTTTACAGACCCTTCTTGGCGGTTTTTTCTACGTCCCAGACACGTTATCAGGAATCACGATAACGAACTACAAATTTCCTCTGTACTGCACGACTCTCGATGGAATCATGACGATGCTCGATGAGTATGATGCGAGGCTTTACATCCATGCTGACAAGGTTGATGCAGGAGAGGCAATCAGGGTCACTGCCGAAGCGGTTGAGAAAAGCACTCTCATCGGAACACTCTCAGAAGATTCTCCTGTTCCTCTCACATACACGGACAACCAGATGGGAATCAACCATTTGGTCTGCATGGGTTCTGGAACACTTCAGAACCGCCTGAGAGTTGATTTGTATGTCGATGGAAACGGAAAAATCGGCACGACAAAATACTACACAGGATTCAAAGAGCGGACGGCATTCTACGATTACTCCTCCGCAGGAGATGCGACTACTCTCGCATCTTACGGAAAGAAGAGACTCAAAGAGTTGATGTCCGGCGCATCTCTTCAAGTGGATTCGGTAAGCGAATCGAACGAAGTCGGTGACCTGATTTCTGGATTCGTTAATTCAACTTCCGTCACAGTTCCAATCGAAAGAAAAGTCCTTTCTGTGAGCGGAGGACAGTACAAAACGACCTACAGACTAAAAGGAGGTGGATGATGGCAACATTAGTAACAGCCGAAGGGTATGAAGACGTTTATGCCCAGTTTGACGCAGACCTCTATTGCGGTCTGTCAGGCGGAGGAAGATTAGAGACAGGCGGAAAGATGGCATACTCCATTCCAGATGCGAATGTCGTTCGGATCGCAGATGGAATGCTCATCACCGAGGAAGGAAGAACAATCATCATTCCTGTCGGTTCGTATGATGATTTCCAGATTCCTGTCGGTGCGACAGGTGTGACATCCTACTATATCTTGGGATATCGACTCTACACGAACGGAAGCAATGTTCGTGTGGCGGAGCAGTTTGTCTACACGGCATCGAGCGCAACCGATGTTCCCCAGAACTCTGGAACTCTGAGAGATGGCGCAATCCAGTATTATGTCTCAGTATACCGAGTAAAACAGGTGGGACTCACTATCGACACAGTGACTCCTCTCATCGGCATCCTGCATCCGCTGACATACTTTGAGGATATCCTGGATGACATCGCATCGCTGCGGACGAGTCTCACAAACACTCTCAATGCTCATTTCAACCAGAAGGGCAACACGCAGGAAATCACTCCTATCACTGTCGGTTTCGTGACCAACAGCCAGAAGAACATTGAATTCATGATTCCTCTGAAAAGACCTCTTTCCACAAGTGTGGGAACAGTGAAGATTCGGGGTCTGTATGCTACTATCCGGCAGAATGGACGATACATCTGGGGCAATGCTTCGAATCGTTCTCCAATTGATCCTGACGAACTTACAGTATACGACACCAGAGGCGGAATCAGAGTCAGGTGGGCGCATGGTGCTGTCATCAACGCAAATGCGGTGAACAATGATGTCTGCGTCCTCGATGTTTCAGTGACACTCACACTCAGTTAAAGGAGGTGCGAAATGAAAATAAAAGCAGTTGTTGACCTCCAGACAAGAGCAGTGAGGATTCCTCCGGGAATCAAGATTTCTGCATATGACCACAATGTCGATGTTGTCGAGTTTTCCTTGGAACAGGATGAAGAATTCCAGTTCAACCTCTCCTCAATCAGAATAGCTGCGAAAGGTCCCGACAAGTCCAGACATGACTATGCTATCGACCCTTCAACCATTTCTGTCGAGGAGGAAACAGGATATGTGACTTTCGAATGGGAGATTCCCCAAGGAGTCACAGAGATGCCTCTGGACACATTCAAACACGGAGACACAGGACAATTACTCTTTGCTGTCTGTGCAGAAATCATCAGCGGTTCGACCCTGTCAAAAGCATGGCATAGCGATGACGGAATTATTACTGTTGTGGCTCATCTGGAGCCGGAGAGCGGAGGAGGGGAAGATCCTTCCGAGACCGCTACGAACGCCCAGAAGATCGGACAGCTCCAGACCGATGTAGCTGTCGTACAGAGAGCGGTCGCAGCGGTCGCAGGCGGCACTCCCACAGTAGTCGATTCCATCTCTGAAATGACCGACACAGGGCTTATCTATATCCTGTCATCGGACGGCAAGTGGTACTATCACAACGGCTCTGCATGGCAGATTGGCGGTACATACGGCGGAGCAGTCACAGATACAACACTGTCTATCAGCGGTGCGCCGGCAGATGCTAAGGCGGTTGGGGATGCGCTGAGCGATGCGGGCGAAAGGCTTACTGCACTGGAAAGCGGTGGTTCTGGCATGTCAAGCACAGCAAAGGCGTTGCTCATTTCTTTGCTCAGAAAAGCACTGTATTCATCCGAACAGTCCGCAGATATAAGTGCGTTAGAAGTTGCGCTTGAGACCGGTGACCCTGTTGCCGTCACTGGAGTATCTGTATCTCCTACGACTGGAAGTATCGCATATGGTGAAAGCACCCTGACCATAAAAGCTACAGTAACACCGTCAAATGCTACGAATAAGGCGGTTACGTGGACATCGTCCAACGAAAACGTGGCAACTGTCTCTGTAAGGGGCGTTGTGACCGCAGTAAGTGCAGGAACAGCTACGATCACAGCAACGACAATGGACGGCGGATTCACCGCAACCTGTACGGTAACTGTCACTGTTGAAAACCTGATTGTTGAAAGCAATATTACAAGAGGCGCATATATCAGCCGAGAGACCGGCTCTGCCAATACTTCCGAATCCTTTGATGCTACGGATTATATGTGGCTCAAACCCAATACAACGTATTATGCAGAAGGCCCTTATATGGAGAACTTCTATGCTTTCTATA